GATTGGGATGATGAGGATGATTGGGATGACGAAGATGAACTTCAGTTTAATGAATTGTTCGGAATCAAAAAAGAACAATCGCTTATCACAACACAACACGATGAAAAAGGCAAATCTGAGATTGAGAAGCTCCGTGACTTTGTAGATAAGGGACGCGAAGCTGCAATTCATAACATTGCTAAACTGGCTGCTAAGGTCAAATCATTCAAATCATTGAATGTTGATTTGCAATCCTTAGCTGGTTTAATAGAGCAAGAAATCAGAGGGCTTCGACCCCAACTTGAGCAGGACCTTACCTCCAGTATGTTTAGTGGTGCGGTTCTTGGGTTAAACCAAACGGCTGCTCAGGTGCCGTTTAGTATTTCTCCTATTCCGTTTATTGAACCAACCAATCTCCAGGATGATTTGGTTGCTATTTTGTTCCCAGGAGGTACGCCACCTAGGGTTGTAATGCCCGTCATAAACACTGCTGTAAACGTATTAGCAGCCCGTACAGCGGGTTCTGGCAGTACATATAAGCAAACAGCACAACTTGTGCGGGACGGGGCATTTGCAATCACTGGCGATTTGACAGATCATGCTGTGTCTGACGTGAGGGATCAACTTCAGAAGGCACTGGAAGAAGGTTTATCTCAAAGAGAGTTTATCAATGTTGTTGCCGAGCGTTTAGAAAAAGCTGGTAGTCCCCTTGCTCCACAACATTTGGAGAACATTTTTCGCACTAATATCATGTCTGCAATGAGCGACGCTCAGAATGTAGCAGTACAAGAGCCTATGATAAAGGATGCGTTTCCTTACGCTTCTTATTCAGCAACCCACGATGCTAGAGTTAGACCTGAGCATCTTGCACTTGAAAAATTAGGTTTAGATGGTACTAATATCTATCGTGTAGATGATCCTACATTTCAAAAATTTCGACCCCCGAATGATTATAATTGCCGCTGTACTTGGACACCTGTGTCGGTTGAGATGGCTGCTCGCAAGGGAGTAAAAGAAGCTAAGGATTGGTGGGATAGGGCAAATGAACTTGCAAGGCAACAAGGGAATAGTGTATATTCACATTTGAATGAAGCTGCTCCAAGTGATAAGCAATTTGTTCCTGAACCTCCATTCAATCCCAGTCCAGAGTTCAAACGGGATTTACAATTAGAGGAGTCTTCAATGGTCCCGTATGCTAAGGCAATGTCTGTATTTGAAACAGAACAACGATCACGGCAATCACCTTCACCTTCTTCCATAGGTGCTATTTCATTTGGTGAACTTGCCAGTGCCGCTTTAGATGGACTTGGTGCAAGTATTGGGGCACGAATTGGAGCAAATCTTGCTGATGCTTTGACTGAATCGCTGCCAAAGGCAATTGCTAGTAGTTTGCAGCAAACAAACATCAATGTTAATGTGCCCCCGACAGTGGTTCAGATGGCAGAGCAGTCTCCTCCAAATATCATTGTAAATGTACCAGAACAACCAGCACCCATTGTGAATGTTGCTGCACCAGAGGTTAAGATTGACGTTCCTGCTCCAATTGTAAATGTTCAACCAAAGATTGATGTTCATATTCCTGAACAGAAATCACAAACGATTAAGATTGAACGTGATAGCGAAGGTCGTATCTCTAATCTAACGAAGGAGTGATGTATGAAAAAGATGATGCTTACTGGATTGTTTTTGTTGATTAGTTCTGTTGCTTGGGCAGAGACAAAGGTTCAATACCTAATTACTTGTTGTAATCCAGGTACAAATCAGAACATTAAGGAGATCGGAACATTCAAGTTCTTTGATGTTGTAGTGTGGGTTCGAGGAACACCAGGGTCTCCTGGTATTTTTGCTGCTTTTTGTGATGTTGAATTTGATGGTTCTATGGTCTGGCAAAATTTTGCTCACCCCGGTGCTTTTTCATTTAAGGAACCCTATACCAATGGAAAGCAATTGTTTGCTTCACCGGACAACAAAGGAATTATCCGCAGTGGAGCTTTTGCTGGATTGAATCCTGTTGGAGCGGCTATGGAGGTTTATAGATTCCGTTTGCGGGCAGATAAACCAGCCAATCTTACTTTCAAGGCATCCTTAAATCGTTGTACTTCTCCTGTGGATGATACATTGATTTATGGAATGAATGAACGAGTTGATCCGTCTGAGATTTTTCTAGGATCGGCAAGCATAGTTGTGAAGTAACTTTCTTTTACCAGGAGAATTATTATGCACTACAGAAACGGTCGTGAAGCAAAAAACGGCGACAAAATCGTGAAGCTGGAAGGCGGCAAAGTTGTCTCGTTCGGCGTGCTCCATAGTGCGACTCCGGGCAACGACTACTGCAACGGAAACATCGCGGTAATTCAGCCGCCGAATGACTACGCCTGCATGTGCGACTGTTTGCACATTGAGGATGTAGCAACGCTGCTTGCCGAACACGGTTTGGACAAGCGACCTGCTGGCAAATAATCACCGCAACGTTTACGCAGGCGAGTAGTACGTAGGAGACCTTGTATATGCTCACTAGCTCTCAACTGGCCGCTCTCCGCACGGCGATCCTCAACGATCCGGTACTGGCGGTCATTCCCCAAACTCCCGACGGCGCGTTTACCGTCGCAGAGGCGTTCAATGTGGTAGCTGCGCCAGATTTCTGGGTGTGGCGCACTGCTGTCAGCCGCAGCGACATCTACAACTCGGTGTCGGCGGATGCCACCAACTGGAACTGGACCACGTACAAGAACCAGGGTGTCGCCGAGCAAAACGCTTGGACCCAGATGTTTATGGGCGACCAGGCAAACTTTGCCCAGGACAATGTGCGGGCTGGGATCGCAGCGATCTTCACGGGGTCGGCTCAGGCTACCGCTCAGAGAGATCACTGCTTAGCGGTCGGCAGGCGCAAGTCCAGCCGCGCAGAAAAGTTGTTCGCCACCGGCACAGGAACCAGCGGCTCACCTGCGAAGATGACATTCGAAGGCAGCCTCACCTATCAAGACGTTCTCAACGCATGGGCCACCTAATGTCAGCCGTCATCGCTCCGCCAGACGACTTGGACCTGGTGCAGATTCACTTGGAAGGGGTCTGCCGCACGTGTCGTCACCGCCACAAGCTGGTGGCTGATCCACGGTCGTACTTGCAGCAGCAGCTGGACTGGCTGCACAAGCACCGGAAGTGCGATCCAGAGGGCGTGCTGTTTGTCAGCACGGGCCGCGAAATTCCGCGTGGCTTCGATGATTCGGTCATGGAGGAACATGGCCGCGCGCCGTGGTGGTTGGCCTTCAAGCCGAACGCGGACGTGAAGATTGCCTATGCGGCAAGCGCGGCGCTGACTTGGACGCTGGCCAGCCTCGCCACTAGTTCTACGCTTGTCGCGGGGCGCGAATCGACGGCGGTTAGCAACACTACAAACAAATACGTCGATTATCTGCTGTCTTCAAAAATCACAACGGGTACCTCGCCGACCACAGCCAAGACGATTGAAACCTGGTGCTATGCGGCCTACGAGGATGATCCGATTTACCCGGACAGCTTTACGGGGAGCGACGCCAACAAATCTGTAACGTCGCGTGACATCGCAGCGGCTGCACTGCGACTCTGCGGGGCCGTGACGACCGACGGAACAAGCAATCGCACGTATTGGTTCTCGCCGGTGTCGGTGGCCTCACTGTTTGGCGGTGTAATGCCAACTGCGTTTGGCTTGTGGGCCGTGCATGATACGGCCGCAAACCTCAACAGCACCGACAGCAATCACGCCGGGTATTACACAGGCGTCTATGCCACGGTCGTATAGCCCATGCCTATCTGCCTCACGCCAACGTACGACATACGGCGCAAGCCGCAAACGCCGGGGGCGTGCCGCGTCAACTGGCCAAATCCTCTGACGCGCGGGCTGGTGGGTCTGTGGCTTCTCAATGAGAACGGCGGCGGGCGATGCTATGACTTGGCCGGGCTAAACCGCGGGACATTTGGCGCTACGGCTCCTACGAGAACCAGCGGACGCTGCGGGCGTGGTTTGCAGTTCAGCAACGCCTATGCGGTCGTGAATTGCGGCAATGCCTCGCCGCTGGTCATCACCGGCAATCAGGTGAGCTTGTTCTGTCTGTTTAACGCGGGTTCGTGGAATACTGGGTTCAACTACGATTACTTGTGCGGACGGGAAGGGTCAGCTTCGCCCTACTGGAACTACGGCCTGCGTGTCTATGACACCCAAATGGATTGGGTGATTGCATCGGGAGCAACAGAATACAAACTTCAAATCCCCAATCCCAGCACAAACGTCGATCACATGCTGGTTGGCACCTACAACGGCACGACTCAAGCGTTGTACCTCGACGGCGTGCTCGCAGGCAGCCGTTCCACATCCGGCAACCTTTACAATCCCAGTGGTGCGGACTTCACCATCGGTGATTCCGACGCCTTTACGGGCCGGGCTGCGGATGATGCCAAGATTTTTGCGGCGGGCGTTTACAACCGCGGATTGTCAGCCGCCGAAGTACGGACGCTGACGCGCGAGCTGTATAGCCTGATCTCCCCGCCTCAAACACACAGGACGTGGGTGAACGCAACAGCGGCGGCCGGCGGTGGAGGGGCATTTGGAACAAGCATCCAACAACGTCATAGTATGCGTTCAGGTGGTTATCGTCCCGCACCTTTTAGACCCGGCTTAGCCCGGTAGGAGAATATAAGTGTCACGCCAATTTTGGACAGAACTACTTGCTTGGGCAACAGCAGACGGAACAGCGATTGCCAACAATGCCGCAGAAACCATCATCTTCAACGACGTAACCATCCCTGCTAACTACATGCAGGATGGTCGTTCGTTGATCCTGTTTGCATCCGGTAAGTACAGCACTACAGCTACTCCCACCTTGCGATTCCGTGTACGCTGGGGCGGTGTAGCTGGTGTTTTACTCCTCGACTCCGGTACAGTCACCCTACCAACTGTTACCAACGCTATCTGGTGGATCGAAGCTACCCTTCAAACACGGAGCAATGGCTCTACTGGAACCATCTTCGGAATGGGTTTGTTGGTTATCAACGGAACTACTGCCCCAACAGTAGGTTCAGCTACAGGTGCCCCAGCTATTGCTACTATGTCTGCTGGCGGCTTATCGGCCCCCGCAGCAAGTACCGTGGACCTAACTACTGATAAAGCACTGTCCCTCACAGCTACTTGGTCCGCTGCTAGTGCCAGTAATACCCTCACAGGCCACAACTACCACCTAATCTCAGGCAACTAATGCAAACCATAGCCCATATCCAGCAAGACCTAACCTTCTATGAAGCTGCTGAGCTAGAGAAGGTAATCCTCACCCAATGTGTAACTCGCAACTATGATTCTGGTTCCGTTGCCCTAGCCCTATCCAATGTGCTTGCACGTATCGCAGTGAAACTGGATAGGGAGAACGGCACTTACAGTCTAGACGAACGCCTCCATACGTTCTGTGAACAGACCAAAGAGACTTACGACCGAACATACGATATTTCCGAGCGGAAGTAGCTATGGCTCACACATTCGGCACCAATACAGCTCTTGCCGCTTCATCGGCCAGCCCCCTTCGCACGAATGTAACGATTGAAAACGGTGAAACCGTAGCAGTCCTGGCTCTTAAAGTCGTAGGGGCAACTGATCGTACGGGAGGGGCACCAACACTCAATGGCGTCCCAATGACCCAAGCGAACAGTACCCAGAAAGCCGCAGCATCACCAGAGTGTAGTGCGGAACTATGGTACGTGACCAACTGGAAGCCCGGTACATACCTCCTTGAACTTCCAAATAATTCTGGGGCTTCTATCTATCGTCAATGGCTGACCGGCAAAGCTGCTCCTGGAATGGGCAGCCAGTTTGATTCGGCCAACGGTGCCAACGCCACTGGAACCAACCCCTCTCCCGGTTCAGTCACACCTAGGACCAATGGAGCAATCCTATTTGCCATCGTGGCTACTGGTGCCCAGACTTGGGCACCATCTGCTCAGGCTGGAACGTCCACTAACAACAGCGACGATGGAGCACATGGCACAGGTATCCAATACTATCTTCAAAGTACAGCCGGTGCTTTCAATCTCAATTGGACCTTTGGAACTTCAGACGATTACGGGGCGGTAGTAGCGGCGTTCGTAGAGTGCCCAGCAGTTTCTCTCAACAACTACAATTGTTGCGTCAAAGCAGGTACTAATATCTCTGTTGGTGAAAGGGTTAGGTAATGCCGGCTTTCATCCAGAGACGTAACCTAGAAGGGTCACTCAATCCTCTAGCCATACCTGCGGCTGGTGAATTAAATCATCGTACACTTGTTGTAAGTGCTGCATCGCTTGTTCTCAATGGAACAGACGCAACATTAAAGAGAAATGTTCCATTAGTTGTTGAATCGGCAACACTAGTTTTAACAGGGTTAGATGCTACTTTAAGATCAGCCAGAACCCTGTTGTGTAGTGCTGCCTCACTTGTTCTCAATGGAACGGATGCTGCTCTTAAGAGAAATGTTCCATTAGTTGTTGAATCGGCAACACTTGTTCTAAACGGAACAGACGCAACATTAAAGAGAAATGTTCCATTAGTTGTTGAATCGGCAAGTTTAGTTCTAAGCAGTTCTGCTGGTCTTTACTTCAATAGGAATGTTACAGCATCTTCTGCAAGTTTGGTTTTAACCGGATTAGATGCTACTCTTAGCAAGACATTTCCTTTAACTGCAAGTCCAGCGTCATTAGTCTTAACCGGATTAGATGCTACTCTTAAGAGAAATGTTCCATTAACTGTAAGTGCAGCAAGTTTAGTTCTCAATGGAACGGATGCTACTCTTAAGAGAAATGTTCCATTAACTGTAAGTGCAGCATCTTTAATCCTTACAGGATTAAACGCTACTCTTACTAAAACCGGTGCTAATAGTCTTGTTGTCGATGCTGCTAGTTTAATACTTACTGGACAGAATACAGGACTAAACTATGGAAGGAACATCACAGCATCTCCAGCAGGACTAACTTTAACTGGTCTTGCCTCAACATTAAGACGCGGCTATCCACTAATAGCATCTCCAGCAGGACTGATACTAAATGGAATTGATGCCGGCCTGTATTACAATCGTAAGTTGATTGCAGCAGCAGCATCATTTACGCTTGTTGGCAGTGATCATAATTTTAGTATAATCTCAACCCAAGCAGCCAGTCCGGCTTCTTTGGTGTTGTCTGGCCTTCCTCACAACTTTATCATTACAAGATTTACAGTTGGAGGAGGAGGAACTGCCGGAGGAGGAAAACTTCAAAAGAAAGCTAGTGCCCTTCCTTGGTATTTGAAAAAGGACCGATTCAAAAAGTACTCATTAGGTTTACCTGATGAATATGAATTGGAAGAAGATGATGAAGAAATAATTTTAGCTATGTCCCTATTGGAGAAATAGAATGAACAAGATCATTATTATTATGGATGAAATCGGAGACTTAGAAGTTGATGTTGAGACAGAGGATAGAGAACAAGCAATTGAAATGCTAAAATCAGCACTTCTGAGTCTATGTGAGATTCAGGAACAGGAACAGAAATCAATTCAGAATTTGAACTGATCATGCAAATTTCTTCTTATGTTTCTGTTGATGGATATACTGCTATTGCTTCTGTTCCCAAAGGTTCTGTTGCTTGGGGCAAGGCTAATAGTGTGTTTTGTCCATTGGGACCGGCTCCAACAACAGCCTATATTCTTTTGGTTGGAAGAGATGTTAGGAGTTTAGATTCCAACAAACAACACACAATCACCTTCTCTCAAAAGAAAATCCCAGGTGGAGACATAACTACTTGTAGATTTAAGGGCTTGTGGTTAGTAAATGCCGAGAGGGTTTCTTTGGGAGGAGTAGGAGATCCAAATGCTTTGTTCTTAGTTGAGTTTAGAGATAGCAGAAATTTAGCTGCTAATCATTCTGAAACTGGAGATATTCGTTCCAATATAAGACTAAGACCCCGCAGAAGCGACAAGGGTAGTGATTTTCTTGACGGGACTAGTCTCAATGATTGGGATGATTTTCTTGAGCAGGTATGGAATGCTTGTTTGTTTCTGGGAGAATACCCAGGACTACCATCAGAATTGCCTATAGATGGTGTTGCCAATGATTTGCTATTCATTGGCAACAATGCCTATCAGACGCTTAATACTGTGTTAGATGTATTGGACTGTGCAATTCGTCATAATCCGTTTAACGACAGCTATGAGATAGTTCAATTAGGAAGTGATGAAGGTGATTCTGATTTCCCGAACGATCCTATTCTTCAGTGGGATGGAGAAACAGTAACCAGCCAAGCCAACAATGTCGCTGCAAATCTTAAAATCTATCATCCAGTATTTCATCCAATAGGACAGGAGAAGGATACAGAATTTAATAGCAATTGGGCTACATCCTTTACCAATCCTACATTGCTTCCTACAGGAGTAAGTGGAGCTAGAGGAACTGTTGCTTTGTGGGATGATTTGCCAAAGATTTTGAATGATACTGGAGGAGTTACAAATCAACAGGAATTAGATCAGAGAGACCAAAACAGACTTCAGAGATACAAAACACGTTGGAACATTGATAAACAACATAAGGTATTAGTAGGATTTGTTACTGATATACTGCCTGGACCATTTATTAAGGGTGTTGTTTGGCGTAATTTGGATGATGCTGGTTCTAATGTGCTTGGTGGTATTGTTACTGAGTATTTTGTTGGACCCAACTTGCTAAAGTCCTATCAACGAGACTCTCAGAGTTATGTTGAGTGTGAGGCATGGAAGCCAATGGACATAAACAGAAATTCTTATCCTGTTTGGCCAAGAATTGTGAACATGGTGCAAGTACATCATGACCAAGGGGAAGTTGGAAGTGAGGTAAGCCCTGATGCACAAGGAACCCAATCTTCAGGAGTAAAATATCACTTAGGTAGAGTAGTGAGATGGAATAATCAGCAGGTAGAAAAATATGACACCTGCTGGATTTTGTTTCTGGATAATTTCGATAATAAGAAGGGAGATGTTAAGGCCAAGCAGGATGAGTATTATGGTCCTGCTAGGCTGTGTGGTTCCAGTCCGGGAACATTTATTTTTGATGATGAACAGGAAGAATTTTTGCTACCTGTGTACACAGTGAGATCAGGAGCAGTTGATAATAAAATAGTCGTTTTCAAGTTGCAAGAAGCTCTGTCTATGGGTGTGAATGCTTCTGCTAATGCGAAGACTTGTAGATTAGTTGCTAATGCCTACGATGATACTGGAGGCGAGAGTATAGTAGTAGTTGACGGATTATCTTCAGTGTTTGGCCGTTGGTCTGGTCCTATTGGTGCTCTTGGTATTGCTTCGATCAGACCTGATGGGAAGTACGAAATTATTGAGATGCAAAGAAATGCTCTCATTATAGAATTCACTACTACATCAAATAGAGACAAAGGCGATCCTGATTTCTTCGTTCAGATTGACAATCAGTTTCAACAAGGCGATCTAAGGATACAAGGGAATGGCAGTCCGACTGTCAAAGTGTACGATGAGTCTTTCAGGTTTCCAAGAATCCCCAAAGGTGCCAAGGGACGGGCGATTTGGAATGATAAGGCTAATCGGTATGAGATTATTGAATGCCAGCAAATGTGTTTCCGTGCTACAGCTAGATTTTCTTCCACTGGCCAAGATGGGTTCATGTCAGGGGACATTCAATATGAGCCTATTGAGAATTTTAAGCCAATAAACTTCTCCCCATTTAGCCTACCTCCTGATCCTGTTCCAACAGAAGCTCTAAATAGTTATGGCTGGAGATGCACAAGTGGGGATGATTTGATCTTGTTTTGGGATGAAGAACAAGAGGAATGGATTGTTGAGCAAGTGCCAAATCAGGAACGCGGTTTCATTGTTAAGCCCACCTCAACCATTGAAAAAGGAAGTGCTGGTCAGGTAACGATTGTTTATGGAGGTGTGCCAGGTAGGACATTTCAAGCCATTGCTGATGGGGATGAATGTGAAGCAGATAAATTGTGCTCTACTTGGCGTGATCCTTGTACTGGTCGGCATCATGTCGCTCCGTGGGAACCGTGATTATGATTTGGGCTCCGTTCACTAGGAAGCAACCAGACGAGTTGTTCGCCATTGTCATTTATAATGGCAATGCAATTAAGGATGATAATTTTGAGGTCTATCTGAATGAGACTTCAATAGGAACCATCGACAACAATCAGGACGCTTACACTGGCAGGATTTTTGTAGAGCCCCGTGGAGTCTCTTTACTCACCCCATCCTCTATTTTGCTGTACACGATTACTCTTGGTGGTGCAGATTCAAACATTCCAATTACCCCTGCCTTGTTTGATCCGACTGTGGCTTTGAATATGTCTTTGCTAATCAATGGAGCGAATCGGCTGGTGATCGAGAGTGTTCAAAACAATGGCAGTGGTAACTATGGCAAGATCATTGCAGCTTATTGGAAAAAGAATGCCGCTGGTAAATACACTCGCACAGTTCCAAAGACGAGACTAGAGGACGTTTATTTATCGTTGTCTGGTGACAGACCGGCAGACAAAGTGTTCCAATATCCATAGAACACTTCTTAAAGAGTTCTTAATTTTGCCGGGTGTTTCACGGCAAATTGCTACAAAACAGGTGCAGATTGAGAACTACTGTACAAACAACACGCAACATTTCTAACGTTTACGTACTTGACAACGTATGTAACGGTGTCTAAAATGAACGAAGTTCATTCGCAATCCAGTTCGTCAGTCGCAACGAGATGCGACAATCACTTGGTCGAGGCGACCACGTCCCGCAGGTCCAGCGTCGTGATGACAGCACAAGGACAGGGGGCAAAGGGAACCGCAAGTGTATCGGCAGCGGATTGAAGGCTGCAAGCAATGGGGCGAGAATCAAGTCTTGATGCTCACACCCTCCCGATCCACCGCAGAAGTAAGACCGCAAGCTAAGCGGCAGACAGCGGATGCAGGATCGCAATGAAACGCTGTGAAGCGTATGACGCGATCTTAAAGGGCACGCTGGGAAACAAGTACCTTTTGGGAAACAAGTACCGCTAGTGCTGTGTGGCATGGGGAGTGAGTTAGACGAAAGCCGGACGGTGAAGACCATACACGGAATATGATTCTTTGAACGCTGTGAAGCGTACACGCAATGCCCCATTGCATCACAATTTGAAACAACAGAGATGAAATGCTGTGCTTTTGTTTTGGGGCGGTTTTACAAAAGGAATGAAACATGAAAAAGTTGAACCTCAACAAGACAATCGTTCTTGATCAGCCGTTTGCCGATCAAAAGACCTTCACCAAGAAGATGGTCAAAAAGCTACGCGGCAAGTTCGGATTGGTTGGGTGGACTGATACTGAACCGCAACTGGTACAGTTTGTGCCAAATCTTGGCGATAGCTATTCCTGGTTATGTATTGGTCTTCCTCAGTATGAGTATGTCCAATTGGACAGCCCTGAACAGATTTTGAAAGTGTTTTAGTCAACCCGCAACCCGCCGCCCCAAAACAAAAGCACAGCATACATTCCAAGTTGGCTACTTGGGTGCTGACGATTCAAGCCATGTTTCAAAAGGGAGTCCGTTATGAAATTCATCATTTGCAAATCATGCGAAGTTAGTTTCAGTGAAGATGATGATTGGATGCTGATTTACCATCGGGGGTTGGAAGAGTCCATGCTGTTTGAAAGGGGTGGCAAGGGAGGGTGGACTTTGAAGTCTGAGCACTTTGGACTTCCAGAAGGCTGTGAGTTTGAAACCCCCAGCAACAAACGGGATGCTGGTGGGCCGCACTAGATGAACATTCGGGACAGAGAAGAGGCTGGCCCCAAACTTGGGGTCATTTTTGATTTCAACGCTTAACAAAAGGATGACAAGATGAACCGCCGTGACTTTGCAATTAAGGCTTGCGAATACTTGGAACAGAACACATACTGCTTCCGATCAACCGAAGAGGTTTTCACCGCTCTGGGTTTGGATTGGTCCAATCCGCAGCGAGAGCAGTATCGCAGTGTGCTTAAACTGCTGACAGCTCGTGGGGTCCTGGAACGTCGTGGGCACAAGAAGTATCTCTGGAAGTTGATCAACAAGGAGTACAACAAGGACAACCCGATGGCGACTGCACGGCAACAACAACAGAAGCCCTTGTTTGTGGCCTACTCGAAAGACATCGGCGTGGCTTATGTTACTGGTAACACTTACGAACATCGTGCAGCGCTATCCGCTGCTGGTGGTGTTTGGGAACCTGAAAAACAGAAGTGGCGGTTTGATCCGGCTGGCAAAGTTGCTGTCATCAAACACCTGATCCAGAATTACGAACTGGAGTTTGGTGATGACAGCAAGGAGCCGAAAGGGGACAGTGACAGGGATGCGTCCAACAAGGCTTTGCAGTCCAAGTTGGATGAACTGGAAGCAACTGTGGTTGCTCTCAACAACAAGATCAAGCACTTGGATGAGGCTCGGCGGGTTGAACTTGTCATCAAGGAACCCGGCAAGAAGGACGAGGTGTTTGAGGAGCGTACGCATCCCATTATGGAGCAAGTCCTGTTCCATTTGAGGGTTGGAGACAATGTGATGCTAGTCGGCCCCAAGGGATGCGGCAAGACATATTTGGCTAAACAAGCTGCCCGTGTACTTGGTGTTCCTTGTGGGATGATGAGTCTCAGCGGTGGGGTCACTGAGGGCAAAATTTTTGGTCGTGTCAGTCCAAACATCACCAAGGGGACACATCATTACCAATCAACGCTTTGCGTTGACTTGTGGGAGGGCGGTGGATTGTTTCTATGGGACGAAGTAGATGCCGCCGATCCCAATGTGCTGCTGAGTCTCAATGGTGGCTTGGAAGATGGCGAGTTGCCGATTGATCGACCCAAGAAGCCTATTGCCAAGAGGCACAAGGACTTCTATGCGATGGCTGCGGCAAACACTTGGGGCAATGGCTCTGACCGTCAATACTGCGGACGGAATCAACTTGACGGTGCGTTTATCGACCGCTTTGTCCAAATCGCAATGGACTATGACAAGGGGCTGGAACTCGCTTTGTGCCCTGGCTGGGAAGAAGGGGTCAACAAGCTGCACTCCTATCGCGATAACTTGTACAAGAATCGCGTGGAGCGGACTATCGGAACGCGATTCATCAAGAGGGCGTTCAACTGGACTCAGCATGGCAAGGACATGGACTACGTTGAGAAGATGCTGTTTGCTGGTTGGCGGGAGGACGAGGTTCGCAAGGTCAAGAGTGGCTGCTAGGTCTGTTTTCTCATTTCAACCAAAAGGAGCTAGATCATGTACTTTGAATATCTCCCGGACATCAACACTGAGTTCTACCGCTTTGACTCGCAGAATGAACAATCGACGGACGTGCTGGCTAATGTGCTGAAACACAAAGGCTGCTCATCGACTTATCAGGCTTGGGAGCCTCGTGTTATTCAGCGTGAAGGTTTCATTGGCCGTCGTTTCAACACATGGAATGATGTATCCCAAGCACTTGGTGAGGCTTGGGAAAATGGACTCAAGATTTATGAGTCCATGATGAACGAATTGCGGGATGAGAAACTGCCACAACCCAAAGCGATCAAACGTCAAAGACGATGGAGTGAAGATCGAGGCGACGAACTCAACATCGATCGCTTGCTACGCGGACAGGCTTACTTGGAAGACTCTTACAGAGAAACACGTCCAGGCCCAGTTAGTGTAACGATCATTACAGATATTTCCACATCCGCCTTCGTGAACCATGATAAAATTTTGTGGCGTGGAGCGGCGGCAGTGCTGCTTACTGAGTTGCTTGAAAGGGCCGGCTACAGAGTTGAATTGTGGGCCGCTACTCATTGCCTCAGGGCATTTCACAATGGCAGGTCTTTTGGGGCTGCTGTACGTTACAAGTGTGCCGGTGATCCACTTGATGTTAGCACGTTGATCAATGGTGTGAGCGGCTGGTGTTATCGCACTATGTTCTTCGGAACGTATTGCGTAAGCAACTCACCGCCCGTTACAGGCTTGGGTGTTGTGACAGGCTTTGATCGAATCGTCCCTTACATTTCCCAGGACAAGAACGTCTTGGTGTGTAAGGAAGTGTGGAACAAAACTGCTGCGATTCAGTGGGTCCGCACGCAATTGGCTGGGGTATTCCAAGTTCAATAGGGGAGATTTGAAAAATGAGTTACAGACCAGATTGGTGGGTGGATCAAGCCAAAGGACGATCTGTGTTGCAGATTGCCTTGGACGTCCACATGACTGTTACCGGGGCATGTGAGCGTTCACAGGACGAGCAGCTTGACGACTTGGACTTGCTCAAGCACGTCATCAAAAACTGGACCCCGCATCGCAATCAGTTTGATGCTGATGTGCTTGCCCTTCTCACAACTGCCCATGCGGAGGGACTTGAGCGGGCAGTATATCCGTTGTAATCAAGTGCCGTTTGCAAGGAGCATCTTCTTTGAATAGTCAGTGCCAGACCCGGCGTGAGGTGTAGCCTTTTGACGCCTAGTGTTCCTGACTTGTTGTGAAAGAGAGCATGTCTCTTGGGGATCAACAAGTCAAACACAATCACGAACGAGCAGGCTTTTGCTGAGCATCGTCCGGGTTTTTGGAATGGAACAGAGAAGAGGCTGCCCGTCACTTTGACGGGCATTGGTTGTTCTACTCAAAGGGATAGAAAATGAGCATTGCTGAAGAATACTTGCAACGTGCAAGGGAACAAAACAAGCGACTGGCACAAGAAGCCATTTATAAAGGGACTTGTTTAGAGTGCCAAGCACTCCTGCCAAGACCAAACCATGTTATGTCTCGTATGGGTGAGACAATCGACTCACCGTTTTGCGTTGCTTGTCGCAATGCAATTGCTGACGAAATTACTCGCAAGGTTTGTCACTAACCAAGAGGATCAGTACCATGACAAAGAAAACCAAGCCGACGCTTGCCGAGGTGTTCCCAGTGGATCCGGTCCCCAAAGATCATGTACCCAAACTGCAAGCAATCGGAGACTCTGCTCATGCTGTTGAGGTTACTGAGAAGGACTTGAAGGCAGAAGCCAAAGCTAAGAAGGCAGAAGCCAAAGCTAAGAAGGCAGCGAAGAAACTTCGCAAGGAACAACGCAATGGGTATTTCACATGGGTTACAGACAAGACTAAAACCATTGTTGACTTGCGAATGAAGAAGCCCAGTGAGCACACCTTACCACGCTGGTTCATCAAATACAGTGATGGCACAGAGGAATGGAGTAACTTTGTCATTGTGATGTACTCACGGGACAATGCTGACCATCATATCCGAGTTGGTCATCTTGTTGGTCATTATGACAAGTTGTCCAATAAGCAATATGAAGCACTGCTCAAATCAGCACGGGATCATGCTGCTAAGGAACAGCGGTCCTATACCAATCTCTACAAGTCTTTTATGAGTAGCAATGGAGTTCAAAAGGAATTGGAAAAACCGATCACCAAGAAAGAGGAGAAACAAGACCCTTTAGGTCCTGGAGAAATGGGATTGGCTGACCGTCTTGCCAACTTGGCCAAACAGCTTGAAGTCTCACCCATCATCTTCAGCAAGCTGCCCAAGTACATCAAATTACTTGGTAAGGACCCAACCAAGTTTGAATTGGATAGGTACGGCATTGATGAGTCAATGGTAACAATTCGTATTCTCAAAGAGGCTGTGAAACTGCATCGGAAGATGGAACCACTCATTGATGGTGTTCCGCTATCACAAGTGGACAAACCCAAAGAGAAAGAGACAAAACCAACCAAGAAGAAACGAGTGTTGTTTGATCAGTTTGGAGACTTGATTGATAGTGACCAGGGCAAGATCAACGCTGCTTTGGTTAAACTCTCTGGATCACACAAAGCTGTTGTGACTACTGAAATGGTACAGCAGGAGTGTGGACTTGAATGCAAGAAGCACCTCAAGAGCCTGTATTTCCAGGATTACATTCTCAAAACTGAGAAAGGATGGAAGCTAAAATGATAACTTGTATGACCGAACCCAAGTTGCTTGGGTTGTTGTTGGAATTACCTTTGTCGATCAGAAAGAAATTCGCTCGTCCAAAGGTCAAATCCAAGACATACAAATATCTTGGGCAGACTGAGATTCAATTACTGGCTGTTGGTGTGTCTTACATTTCCCTTGCCATTGAGGATGCTCGGACTGGACCCACTTATCATAATCAAGCCTTCCTTAAAGATTATAAGAAGTGGGTAGGACTTACCAAAAAAGATGTCCATGCCATACTTGATGGCATGTTGAATAGAGATTGGAAACCAGGCGATGTTATTTTCTAAGGAGCTACAAATGAAGAAGTGGACCATCTGTTGCAAAGAATGCCGTAGTGCAAATATCATTACTGATGCTAATGGTACACACTGCGGCGATTGTGATTGCTTGGAATTGGATGCCTACAAAGGTAAACCAAAGGAGGTTTATAAGAAGTTCAATGGATTGAGTTTTTGGATGATTAAACCAGGCGATCCTATCAAAATCAGGAACAATCATTATTGTGCAGAACTTCATGGTTTAGAAGGAACAGCTTGTGAGCAGTCCGATCAAGGTAATGGCTATGGAGCCGCTCTCAAGGTTGTCGTGACCCTAAACGGCAAACTGTACAAGACCAGGATCAGTTGTGAGTCCCTTATTCTCTTACCAAAGGAAGAACATGACACTCCACTTCGTTGGAACCCCTACAGAGGAGTCTCCACAACAAAAGCCGCTAAAGATCATAGCACTGTGCGAGAATCCGTATTGGACAGTGGACCGGAAGTATCGCATAGCCCAAATGGCTAAGGAATTATTGGCTGACTTACGATGTGGAGATACAGGATGCACTGCACAACCAAACAAGTAGCCTTTGCATTTCACAAGGGTTTGGAACTAGCTTATGGTTCCAAACTCAAATCTGTTGCTACCAAGGAACTCTATCAATTGCTGGATGATATGTGCTTGGCATTAGCACATGAGTTCTTGGACAACAAAGATGATAGTTATGAGAAGGCGAGTAACATCCTTGCCTGTATTTGTGATGATTTGCGTCTTCCCATCAAGAAGGAAAAATGGCAATGAAACCGAAAATGATACCGCTGGCCACGGTTGAACTGGACTGACCTCTAGGGACCGTAGCTCAATTGGTTAGAGCAGAGGACTAATAATCCTTTGGTTGTAGGTTCAAGCCCTACCGGTCCCTATTGTGTTTTTTGTTTCAATTCGCGAAAGGAGCTTAGACAATGTGCGAGCCGTTCCATTCCACTGTTCAGTATCACATTGACGATGATCCGACGAGCCAAGGTGGCGGATCAACTGAATCCCGACTCCAATGGGGACTCGGAAAAATTTATGACTGGGGCAAACGTATCCGGTCCTGGTTCCATTTCTCCAGTCTTGGCTCTGGGCACACTGAAAGTATCCAATGGGCTAGGACCAAGGAATTGTATCTCCCACGGGAGGCACGATACGAATGTGCTTGGTGGAACCGTCAGGTTGTTTTCGATACCGGGAAGATTCATGGGGATACTTCTGATGCTTTGGATGCAGCACGCGAGTACAGCAATGTTGTCTGCATCGGAAACATCCAGAAGTTCCGTAGGTTCTTTGAGGTATCAATCGACAACACAAAACAACACAGGGAATACTTCGCCTTATTCCTGGATAGGATGCTGACTTATGAAGGAAGAGACAAGGCATATGCAGAAATGCAACGGTGCTTCGGTAAATACTTCAAAATCTCTACAATGAGCAACTCCTTGGTTCAACCAATCAAGAAGTTACTTCTTGGATATACAAGGAAGCGTTCGTTACTTGTTCCTGAATGGTCTGATTGCCCGGAATTGTGGGTTAAAGGCTAGCAGGAATAAAGACTGGTGGACGGTTGCCAGAAATAGTTATCCTGTTGCCACTTCAACAGAATAACACAATGCCGTCGGGTTAGATAACTACATATTAGAAGATTGATCGGAGGTGTACTTATCATAACGCCCGTCCAGTAAGGGTTAGAGCGATGGCTCTGATTAGTTTTGCTGAAACATCAAGTGGAATGTTCAACGGCATGTTAATCTAGTCAATCTGGAAAGCCTCCAGCAAGTGGATGACGATCCACAAGCAACAGTTCATAGTGTGCATGGTGAGTGTGGAGCCTTAAGGCGACGAAGCACTGGCAGGTTCGATTCCTACCCGCACTCCTGTCCTCTAGCTCGGAGATAATAGAACTAGAGGAGCCTACTGTAGTTTCCTTTCCTTCCAATCGGAGACCGAAAATGAACGAATGCAAAGCGTGTAACGGTTTAGGCTATGAGCCTTTCCTTGAACACAAAGAACCTTGTATGGTTTGTGGAGGTACAGGATGCGCTTCCCAACTAGGAGCCTGGAATGAGCTGGTGGAGGAGGTTAAGCTGCCGGTAGGCTTATCCGTAGCGTTATTGTGTCAGCGTCCCGAACTCCTTAGGGCTAACGTTCGGGATATGGACAAAGAGGAGGTGCGGATGCTTCTTAACCTCGTAGCGGTTTTGATGGAGACGAACAAGTCGCTACAACAACATTCTTTGGAGTTGGCTCAGGAGATAAAAGAGATCAGAGGAATCTCTGCCGGAGTTAGCCGTAAGCTCGACAGACTAACGGACAAGGCTTACTTCCGAGACGAAGACGAAATCGGCAATGTGGATCAATGATAGACAATGCGATGCGCCTTGAACTAAAGCGATTTTATGATCCCTTCACTTGAAGAAATACTAGATGACTACCGAAAAGTATTGAAGTATGATTCACAAGGTAAAGAGGGCTTACAGCAACTTAGAGAGTTTACAAGACTAATCGCTTTAGGTGAAAGAAATCCTTCTCCATTACCTGATGACGTACTTGCGGTTATGTCGCAAATAACATGTGTCGTTTGTAATCATATTCTAAATGAAAGTGAAAATTACAATGAAACGAGAGAAACTTGACGCAACCTGCCCTGTGGGCTGGTACGAGTTCGACTTAACTGTTCCCGGTATAAATCTTCCCGGCAATCGGCGAGCGGGTTGGTGGAACTGCAATGACCTGTATGGAGACATGGCGTGTACCTATCGGATTGACAATCGTGCTTCCAACTTCGTCGGCCCGCTGGTCGAAGCAACCGGCGCTACCCCGGCCGATGTGAAAAAGTTAGAGAACGTCATACATGAACTCTGCGACCTTGCTAACGTAGCGAAAGAGTCGCGACCAAGGGAATACGAAGAGCCTGCGGAATACTCTCTCGGAACCAGGGTGGCGTGGCTGAGAGAGTATCTGACCAAACAGAAGTCTCTTCAAGAGCAACTGGAGAAAACAGAAGTCTCCCTAGGCCGTATTGTTCAAGCAGCAATTGACGCTGGTTGGGACCAGATTGGCCCGCTTGAGGCGTTTATCGCTAAGCTCGCGGTCGGCGATCTGACTCGCCACAAGTTCTTCGCTGCCAATTGTAAAGAGGGAGGCTGCCAGTTTCTTTCTCAAGCGTACGAAATTCAGGCTGCTGAGAAGCGTGCGGACGACGCCGAAGCTCTTGCAAGAGGTTGCGAAATAAATCTCGGCACCCGTGTGAAGGAGCTAGAGGACCAGCTTCATTCGGCGTGCGAAGAAATCAAAGCCGAACGAGAGCGATCACAAGCAGTTCATTCGTGGTGTTCTATTGACGAGGCCAACAAGTGGCCGGAAGGATCGCATGTCTTGGAATGCATTCTCCGAGACAACGGGACGGTGTTTGAATATCGGGCTACGACGATCTGGAAGCCAAACCGGGGTAGAGGACACTCACGGCCCTCTTGTTACGCTTTGATCAGTGCCCCCGAACTCCCGTCCTTGAAAACAGCTCGCGATACGTTCCTGGCAATAAATCGAGCCCAGACAGCCGAAGCCCGTGTGAAGGAACTCACGGAAGAAAACAAACGGCTTGACAAGACCATCTGCGAGCTAGAGATGGACCTCGATGCGGCACGTAAGCGGTGTCACTATGCCGAGATGCGAGTGAAGGAATTAGAAACCGCCATCCGCACCCATTGGGAGCAGAAAGCCGATGACCGCTGCTGGGAAGATGACAGCAAGCTCTACTCGGTCGTGCCGCTGCCGGAAACGACGGCTCGCTGCATCGGCGACCCCGAAGTAATGCTCGAAAATTGCAAGCGGTTTATCAAGCAGCGTATGTGTGCCGGCGGCCCGTGGAAGTCGTATGCAGAACTGGAAGCTGAGAACGCCAAGCTCCACGAGCAAATCCGTCACGCAACCGAAGCACTTGAAGCCTGCTATACCTCAGCCAATCCAGGCTCAAACGCTCCGCTCAGTGTGCTGGCGACGTGGGCTGGAAATGAGATTGCCGAGCTTCGCGAGCGGTGTCACTATGCCGAGACGGCAATCAAAGACCTTTATAACTGGGGATGTTCAGAAGCCGCATTCTGGTTCGGTAGGAATGTTTTCCAAATGCAAAAAGCCTTGAACAAGATTGAGGGGGTTCAAAGTAAGTTGTCACAGAAGTCGCACTCAGAAAATGAGAACAACAAACTTCGTAAGCGAGTGGAGGAACTGGAAGCAATTCTCAAAACCACTACCAGAGTGATTGAGGATGATTACTCGTGAGCAATACCATCTCTGACGTGGACCGCCGCGTTGTCCGACTGGAGGGTAGCAAATGGTAGGAGGTGTTATTATCGGCTTATCTCGTGCGTCCGACGGAAAAACGCACGTTCACGTGGCTAGCTGCCCACACTATCCCAAACATGGCCGTGGTAATGAGTGTCCGCGACCAGACACATGCTGCGTTTACACAAATGAACGACGCTTAGACGACGGCGGGCAAGTTACAATCAAGATCGGCGACAGTTTTTGGTGGCAAGGAGGCCGATGCTATTGGACCCCCGCCGAGAACCGTCGCAAAACGGACGGTAAATGCGGAACAGATTACGACATCCCGCTTGCAAAACTTGGCTATAGTCATTGATGGTGATTGAAGAGGATTACTCGTAGGAAACAACCATGAATGTATTGCTTGAAAATCACATAATACAAGATCAGTTTTACGATGTGGAGAAACTGATCTATTACACTATCCACAAGTTCAGAGCCAAGTATGGAGGTAACTTCTATGACTTATTAGAACAGGCAGGATTGGCATTTGTAATGGCTTACAGACGCTATGATCCTAAACACGGAACGTCCTTTGCCACTTATGTTCGCTTTGTGTTGTGGCATGTCCTATTGGATTACAGACGCAAGGAAAGCAAACTCCACGCAAGGGTTATCTTCATGGAACTTGATCCAGACTTGCACGAGGATAAGGAATTCCACTTGTTTGTACTTTTGGAAGACCTTAGCAAAGATGCTCAAAAAATAGTCAAGTTGGTACTGCGGACTCCACCAGGGCTCCGCAAGGATATAGTAGGAAAGAAACCTGCTACTATCCGCCAAGTGTTACGAAGATATTTGTATTCTTTGGGATGGACCAAAAATAGGATTACAGAATCATTCCTAGAAATCAGAAAGGTACTGCAATGATGATTAAACCTCAACATTTGGTAGGCAATACCGAAATTGCCAAAATAGCTCGTTGTAGTAGAACACTTGTTTGTGTTTGGAGGAGTCGTTATCCTACCTTTCCTAAACCTGTTGTGGAACTTGCAATGGGTCCTGTGTATTCTCTGCCGGAAATTCTTAAATGGCTTAGAAATGAGAATGTGATTACTGAATATGAGTATTCTTGCAGTTTGGGAGATGCCATGCGTCTTGTATCTTAACAATAAAAGGAATCTGGAACTTGTATGACTAATCCTTATCCGTTTCAACTTGAAGACCTCAATCGTATAGATGAGGTTTACAATGGTCGTGCTCTAGTAGCATGGGAAATGGGATTGGGTAAAACTTTCTTGGCATTGTCTTTTGCCAAACGAAGGAAACTCAAACCAATTATTGTAGTCTGCCCAGCCAGTATTAAGTATAACTGGGAGCGAGAAGCTGCTCTCCATGTTAATTTACGGGCTGAGGTTCTTGAGGGTACAAAAGTACCACAGGCCAAGTGGAGTTTGAACAAACCGGAGTTAATCATTCTCAACTATGATATTCTTCATAAGTGGTTGCCGGTTATTAAAAAACTAAAACCACAATTGGTTATCCTTGATGAGGTTCATTATACCAAGTCAAGAAGCACACGAAGGACAAAAGCCTGTCGGATGCTTTGCAAGGGAGTGGAGCATGTTTTGGCCCTTAGTGGGACACCACTAATCAATCGCCCAATTGAATTATGGCCCATTCTCAACATGCTCTGGCCTAAAGAATTTACTAGTTATAAGGCATTTGGATTTAGGTACTGCAAACCTGAATTCACGCCTTGGGGTTGGAAGTTCAATGGTGCTACCAAGGTGAAGGAACTCAATAGGATTTTGAAACGATCTTGTATGGTACGCAGACTCAAAAAAGAGGTACTACAAGACCTACCAAACAAAATCAGAGCCGTTGTGCCCATGAAGCTGTCAAAGCCTCATGAGTATAAAAAAGCACTGGTTGATTTTGTAGATTGGTTGAGAACCGCTCATCCGAGTAAAGCCAGAGCAGCACTGAAGGCCGAAGAACTAGCAAAAGCTGGTTATCTTAAGCGGCTTGTTGCTGAATTGAAATTACCATCTGTAATAGAATGGGTAGAAAATTTCCTTGCTGAGAGTACCGGCAAGTTAATTCTGTTTGGCATTCACAAAAAGATCATAGGAGAATTGTATGGACATTTTAAGCCTCTTAGTGTCGTTGTTGATGGTAGTGTCAATAATAAACGGAGACAGAATGCGATTGACAAGTTCCAACATGATCCTAACTGCCGCTTATTTATTGGCAATATACAAGCTGCTGGTGTGGGCTGGAACGGGACAGCCGCCACCGCTGTAGCCTTTTGTGAACTAGGATGGACTCCAGGTGAACATATCCAAGCGGAGGATCGTGCTCATCGCATTGGACAGAAAGATCATGTGACGTGTTATTATCTTGTTGGCAGAGATACTATTGAGGATAAAACTTGCAAACTGTTGCACAAGAAACAGAAAGTCTTGACTGGAGTGCTTGATGGCAAACAACCCAAGCATTCTGGTAATGTGTTTGACGAGCTAATCCAAAGCATAAGGAATACCTAAATGAACTTGATTTTCTACATCTACCGAACATTTGAAGATTTTACTAGGAAGACCTCCTATGTCAAACTTCAAACCATAGGCGAAATACCAAAATCTAAAAGCATAATTGAATACACTGCCGGTACTGGTACTCTAATTAAATTAGAGGTAGTAGAGACTGAACTGAAGTTAAAATACCTACACTTCTGCAACGAACTAAAGAAGGAGGCTGACTTTTATGCAGTGGTTCATTGTATCCATTCCAAGTGATTCAAAGGTAGTACCATGAGAGAAAACCGTTCTGTGTTCAAATCGCGAGACCTTTCTGCCATCCGTACATATTTTGGATTTAAGGCGTTTGGATGCACTACTGCTGTTAGACACGATCTTGCTCAAGGCGTGGTTTTTGCCACCCTTTGTTCAAATGGAGAAGTGGAACATTGGGTCCTTGATGATATTGAAAGCAAAGAGGACTTGTTTCAATACTATGAGGACAACGAAATACAAATTGATTGGGTTATCTTCTCTGCTCCGTTTGATGTTGCTCGTAAACCACGTCGTTCCGGTTAAACAGAAAGGGAATAATATGCCTATAAAGCAACCTAAGAAAGATAAATACAGCACACTCTACATTAGGGATGTCCCTGATAAGATCAAAAACCAATTCAAGGCATGGTGTGCCGCGAATGGCATCACTATGCATCAACAAATTGTTGATCTGATGAAACGCACTATTGAGGGAATGAAATGACCTTCCAAGAACTATTGATGGAATATAATGTTCATTTCAAGACAGAGGGTAAAGGTACAAGAACTGGTTGGATTCAGTTCCAATGTCCGCATTGCGGTGGCGGGAGTGATCCAAACAAGTTGTACTGTGGATACAACATGGATGGCAACTACTGTTCTTGCTGGCAGTGTGGCTATCACAAGGCAGCAGAGACCTTGTCTTTACTTACCAAAGTCTCATTGGCCGTGTGTTATCAATCTCTGAGCAATGTTTCACGAAAAACCGCAATTGAAAGGAAGGTGTCAAAAACACTAGTATTGCCACGCTGTATAACCCCACTACAAGCCCCGCACAAGCGTTTTATAGCGTCTCGCGGGGTCAATGCGACGCAAGCACGTACTTTGTGGCAATTGGGGGCTATAAGCGTTGCACAGCATTTACAATGGAGAGTGTTTATTCCGGTTCATTTTCATGGGAGGATAGTTAGTTGGACAACAAGAACAATTGGTGATGCTGAGCCTAGATATGTTTCGGCTAAACCTACAGAGGAGTTGATTCCACTTCGTCATTTACTTTATGGAGAGGATTACTGCCATGACGTGGTTCTTGTTTGCGAAGGTCCCTTCGATGCTATGCGTATCGGTCCTGGTGCTGTGGCTTTGTTTGGTGTTAATTGGAATCAAACTCAGGCTAATCGAATAGCTGAGTATCCAAAGCGGGTGGTTGTTTTTGACAATGAGAAAGAAGCACAGAAACGAGCACTTGCTCTTGTTAATCTGTTGGCTGTTCGTCCAGGTGTAACTATTAACATTGTCTTAGATGCTAAAGACCCTGGTTCAGCTTCAGAGAAAGAAATTAAACTCCTAAGAAAGGAATTGGAATGAAACCCGACGCTACTGTATTGATTGAACAATATCGCATTAAGGAAGGCAGGCTATCCAGTGATAAATCTTATGGTAACAATGGAGCATTTATGGTTCCATATAGATTTAGTGGTGCTACCTTATTAGGAATAATAGTTAGTGATGGCGAGGGTTGGGATCATGTTTCTGTATCTCTTAAGAATCGCTGCCCAACTTGGGAAGAAATGTGTTGGGTGAAGGATTTGTTCTTTGAACCTCATGAGGTAGTGATGCAACTCCATCCGGCTAAAAGCGAATATGTAAATCACCATCCATACTGCTTGCATTTGTGGCGTCCGCAGAATAGGTCCATTCCACTGCCCCCAACAGAATTTGTTGGACCAAAGCAGGAGCCCAAAAATGAAACGACATGAAATAACATCAGAGGAAGATTTAGAACAATTTGAAAGAGAATGTGAGGAAGAAAACACTCCAAAAGAAAAACCAGGATTGTATTTCACATCTCTTACCAGAGAGTTGATTAAGAAAGGTAAGTTAAGTTGGATAGAAGCTGCTACTCTTTCTCTTATAACCAAAATCAACACGTCATCAAAGGAGCCATTCTTTGGAACCAATAAATGGCTTGCAGGAGAATTATGCGTAACCAAACTGAGAGTGTCTAAAATCATCTCTCAATTGGTTAAATTAGGATTGGTAAAACAAATCGGGTTTAGAAAAACTCGAAGTGGCAGACAGAGATTGTTGATAAGTGCTTTGAGTCCAAGAAACACTTTCCTTATGAGGAAAGGAAGGACAGTATTGATTGATGAGTTGTTGGATGAGGGGGTGTGTGCGAAAACGCCTACAGGATGTAGGCGAAAACGCCTACAGGATGTAGGCGAAAACGCATACCATAGTATAGTATATAGGGACAATAAAGAAAGTGATGAAGTCGTTTTCTGCGAAAACGACACCAACAAGGGGATTTCTTCTATGCCTTTCTTAAACAAAAACAATTCACCAAGATCAAAATTAGACAAAACAAATCCTCAGATAACAAAGTTTGATATTGCCTGTGCCAAGCAACTTAAAAAGCTATGTATCAAAGAAGGTTGGATTAAATCGCATCTTTGGAATCCTTCAAAACAAGCAAAGTACATTGCTCAGTTAAGAAAGAAAGTAGGCAAGGACAATGTCCAGAAGGTAATTGATTGGTATTGTTCTGATGCTGGTAGATCAATCAAACTCAAATTGAAGAATTGCCTTCAACTTAAACAGAGATGGGATGATTGGAGTCTTCTTGAAAACACAACAAAGCAAAATTCACTGGTGCTTAATGAAGACACCAAACGATTGGTAGAAAAAATACTCACTAAAGAATGGCCTGCCGCCAGTCAAGAAATAACGAAGGTGGTTGTTGAATCTTACAACAACATTAAGCATCTCAATGACAGAATAGAGTCGTTTTTGTTTCATCATATTTCCGAAGCTGATTTCAAAGAGGCTAGAGAGACATATAAGCAGGATGCTGTTGATTATGCTCACAGAAGGAAAAACAATCGTGGTATTACACAAGCAGCGGCTATATGGTCACGTGCTTACCTTGATCCTGTTTCGTTCATTCTTGACTGGTTCACTGAATGGTGGAGTACGTATTGTTATATTATTGTAGAGAGACAACAAAAATGGAAGGGTGGTGTTAAGTGTATGGTGTTCGATCCAAATTCAGTTAGATTTCAGTGCTATCTATCTGAGACTTCTCGTTTTCAATCGTGGGACATTATGATGAAAGGGATTGAGAAGTATGAAGCGAACAGATCATAGTAAGCGTGGTTCAAAGGAACGTCTTGTGTTGATTGGTATGATTGTTGATACAAAGTTTCTTAGATTGGTTAAATCAAAATGGATTCCTACAGGTTTGTTTGCGAACAAATGGGCGAACACCATTGCCAAATGGTGCATTCAATACTGCAATCAGAATGATCAAGCACCAAAAAGAGCTATCCAGGCGATGTTTGATGATTGGGCTGAAAGAACGAAAGATAAGGAAACCTTAGATTATGTGGAGGGGTTTCTTGAGGACCTGTCCAGTGAGTATGAGCACGGGTTGGAAGTTAGTAGCGAGTATCTTGTTGATGTTGCTGGCAGGTTGTTTAATGCTGTGGCGTTTAGGAACATCAGCAATGAAATGATGGATTTGGTTGATGCAGAGAAGATCGATGAAGCCTTAGAATTGCATAAGAAGCACAAACCCATTAGACTTGGAAAAGGGCAGTACATCAATTTACTTGATGATCAAGATGCTGTTAGAAACGCCTTTGAGAAATCATTTGAGCCGCCGCTTGTGGAGTATCCTGGTGATCTTGGTTTGTATTTGGGGGAGGATTTTCGATCTGAGAGTTTCATTTCCTTTTTAGGACCTGAAAAAAGAGGCAAGAGTTTTGTGTTGCTTGATTTGGCTTGGCGGGCCTTGCTTCAGAAGCGTAGAGTGGCTTATTTTGAACTAGGAGATTTGGGGCAAGAAGCAACGATTAGAAGATTTGCAGCAAGGGCTTGTCAGCGTCCATTAAGAGGTGGTAGTTTTTCAATTCCCAAAGGAATTGATTTGGAAGGAAGAAGTGCGATTGTAACTGGTTATAGGGATCGTAACACCAAACCTCTTAGGTGGGATTTGGCTGTTGAGAGGTTTATGAAGGTGGCCAGGGTTCGGGGTAGGGATTATCTTCATTTGCATTGTTACACAGCTAGAGAAATTAGTGCTGAGGGTGTATTGGCTGAGTTGCAAAGAACAGCCGATGAGGAAGAATGGACCCCGGATGTAATAATTCTTGATTATGCTGATCTGTTAGCCCCGATGACAAAGCGGGCAGAGTCTAGAGATCAGGTAAATGAGACTTGGGAATACTTACGTCGCATTTCGCTTGATTTACATTGCTTGGTTGTTACAGCTACACAAACTAAGGCCGCTGCTTACAAAAAGGACAAGGATCTTTTAGGAATGGAGGACTTCTCTGAGGACAAGCGTAAGCTGGCCCATGTGACTGGAATGATTGGTTTGAATTCATCGGTTGATGAGAGGCGTGCTGGGATTATGCGTTGGAATTGGATAGTTCGAAGAAACGAAGTTTGCGATATGGAAAAATGCGTTCACATTGCTGGTTGTTTGGCCATAGCGAACCCGGCGATTGTTAGTATCCTGTGATTTCCAGGGAATTTCTGGAAATGTTTTTAGTTCTACCCTCTTGACAAAGTTCTAGAACGATATTAAGTTAGTCACTTAGCGGATGTGTTATCCGCAAGTTTTGTTCCTTTTGTTTTGTGAGGAGTTTGTTATGAAGACTGCGAAGAACGTGGTTGTGTCCGTCCTGACCGAACTCGGCTACAAGGACGCTGAGAAGATGACGGCTGAGCGGTGCATCGCCAAGCTGAAGGCTGTCCTGCCCAAGATCGACGAGGAGACCATCAGCGAGATCGAAGACGAGGAGGCCAAGAAACTACTGAGTAAGCTGGCCAAGACACCGTCCTTGCTTGACGAATTGGAAATTGAAGTGGATGACGAAGAGGAAGAGGAGAAGCCAGCCAAGAAGGCTAAGAAGGCCGCTGCCAAGAGCAAGGGCAAGCCCAAGGCAGAAGATGAGGACGAAGACGAAGATGAGGACGAGGACGAAGAGGAGGATGAGGACGAGGACGAGGACGAAGAGGAGGATGAAGAGGAGGAAGCCGAGGCTGACGAAGACGAAGAAGAGGATGAGAAGCCGGCCAAGAAGAAGAAGCCAGCCAAGGCATCCAAGAAGGCCAAGGACGAGGACGAAGACGAAGAAGAGGATGAGAAGCCGGCCAAGGCATCTAAGAAGAAGCCAGCCAAGGCAAAGAAGGAGAGCAGTGTGGAGCGTGATGAGTTCGGTGCTCGTGAGGGGACCAATGCGGCTGCTATCAATGTGGCAGTTGTCAAGTTGGGCTCCAAAGGCAAATCCTTCAAGATGACGGACATCCTCAAGAAGGCTGGTTTGGAAACCACTTGTTACAATCACATGAACAAGTTGATCGAGGCTGGACATGTGAAGAAGGCCAAGGACGGAGGCTACTTGTTGAAAGCCTAGTTTTCGGTTATGATTGTGCCTCTTAGACCCCCATAAGAAATCCTTATGGGGGTTTTTTCGTTCGGAGAACTTTCAATGAAACCTAAGGTTGATGTGCTGACCAGAGTTGATGTTTTTGATGGATGGTATGCCAAGAGAGATGACAAGGCATGTTTCATCTCAGCTGATATGCCTAGCGGTTCAAAGGTGAGACAGTATCTTGCAATGGCAAAAGACTGTCCAAAAGGAACACCGATGGTGGTTGGTTGTTCAGCATCTTCAGCACAACAAGTATATGTGGCTGATGCTGCTAAGCGATGCAACACGAGGGGTATTGTTTTTGTTCCTGCTCGTGCTAAGCGTACCAGATCAACCCAATGGGCCATTGATATGGGGGCCGAGGTTCATGAAGTTCGCCCTGGATATCCTTCTGTATATCGTTCTAGAGCAAAAGAATTTGCTCGGGGACTTGGGGGTTGTGTTAGATGGAATCCAAAACTAGCTGTGTTGGATACCGCAGTACAAACAAACAATCTGCCAAGTGATATTCGCAGAGTGATAGTCCCAACTGGATCGGGATTGGTGGCCGCTGGTGTTTTGGTTGGATTGGCTGGTAGTGATGTTAAGGTGATTGCTGTTGCTGTTTCGAGCTTGGCAAGTAAAGAGAAGATCATAGAGACAGCACTCAAGTATGTTAAGGAGGTTCCAAGACTTGAATTTGTAAAGTTGAGGATTCCTTACGAGAAGCCCATGTTAGACATCAGGCTCCCTGATGGTGATATTCTTGATCCGTTTTATGCAGCGAAAGCCATGCCTTTTGTAAAGGACGGGGATTGTTTGTGGGTGACTGGGTGTCGTGGTGAGTGGAAACGATATTAAGGTATAGGGGAATACCATGCGAAGCAAGAACAAGGACCTACAAACAGTTCGCAAGGGACTGGTCACAGAATATGTACCTCCGGCTAGAGGTGCTTTAGTTGGGAGGTATGGAGTTCCGCCATTTTCTGTTCTGAATGGTAGGGACTATGATTGGATTGTATGCAAACGCCGCTGGTTGAAGTGGCTTAACATCAAGAGTGATGAGGGACGTGGTGATACAAAGGAATCTCGCATCTACGATCGTACTCATAACTTCTTCAATGAGAAGTATGGGCGTACTGCTATTTCCTTTGTGTCAGTGTTTGATCCAGTCTTGTGTGAACTCATCTATAGGTGGTGGGGGCCAGAGAAGGGAGGGATGGTGTTTGATCCTTTCTGTGGTGGTAGTGTCCGTGGTATTGTGGCATCCATGATGGATCTCAATTACTACGGCATTGATATTCGCCCAGATCAAATAAAAGCCAATGAGGCTAATTGGGAGAACGGCCCTTGTCCTAAGTTGGACGTTCCAAGGCCAGAATGGGTAGTTGGTGACAGCCTTAAGGCATCAAAGAAGGCTCCAGAGTGTGATTTGTTGTTCTCATGCCCTCCTTATGGGAACATAGAGGTGTATTCCAAATTGGATGGAGATATATCCAGATTGGTATATGAAGAATTTGAAGTGGTGCATCGTGCTATTGTTAAACGGGTTGTGAGACGATTGAAGCCGGGCGGCTTTGCTGTTTGGGTAGTAGCCCCCTTTTATGATAGGAAGTTTAAGAAGTGTCGTGACTTTGTAGGTGATAGCATTCGTGCTTTTGAGGAAGCTGGTTGTGTGTATCATACAGATGCCGTGTATTGTACCCCTGTTGGAACAGCTTGTTTGAGAACTAGTTCTATTTTTGATAGAGGGAACAAGAAGCTTGTTCGTAGTCATCAAAACGTCCTTGTTTTTAGGAAGGATCAAGAATGATTGTAGTTAATAGACAAGAACTGTTGGAACAACTTGATGCTGTTGCTCCGGGATTGTCTTCCCGTGAGGTGATAGAACAATCAAGTTGTTTTGTGTTTCAGGAAGGAAATCTAATCACTTACAATGATGAGGTGTCGTGCCGTCAGAAAACCAATCTGAAGTTTACTGGTGTTGTACAGGCAAAGCCATTGGTTTCTATCTTGCAGAAACTGGCTGAGGAAAGCATCGAGCTAATACCCAATGAATCAGAGCTTGTGATTGTAGGTAAACGTCGGCAAGCAGGGATTAGGATGGATAAGGATGTTCTGCTGCCTCTTAAGAATGTGGACAAGCCAAAAAACTGGCAGCCGGTTCCAGAAGGTTTTACTGAGGCTGTGTCCTTAGTTCATGAATGTGCTGGTAAGGACGAGTCTCAGTTTTGGGCAACTTGTGTGAATATCAGTCCAAAGTGGATTGAGGCTTGTGATAACTTCCAATTGAGCAGATACAAGATGGTTGTTGGTGTTAGTGAAGCTATTTTGGTGAGAAGTTATGCTATAAAATGCCTGACTGTGCTCGATTTGAAGGAGTTTAGTGTGACGGAATCTTGGATTCACTTCAAGAACAAGACAGGTTTGATTGTGTCTTGTCGCAAGTATATTGAGCAGTATCCTGATCTTACTGAACTGCTCAAGGTAAAAGGCACTTCTACTGTGCTGCCTAAAGGTTTGTCTGATGCAGCCGAGAAAGCAGAGGTGTTTAGTTCTGAGAACACTGAAACCAATCAAGTGTTAGTAGAGTTACGTCCTGGCAAGCTACGGATCAAAGGCATCGGTGTGTCAGGCTGGTACAGCGAATCTAAAAAACTTGCCTACAAAGGGGAACCGCTGTCGTTCATGGTATCGCCAAAGCTACTTAGTGAGCTATGTAAAAGATACCATGAGTGTGAGATTACCAAGGATCGTTTGAAGGTGAATGGCGGAAACTATACTTACATTGCTTGTCTTGAAAAAACCCCTAAGGAGAATGACAATGATCAAGAAGAAAAAGGAACCAGTGAAGAAGAGTAAAGACGTGTCAGAAATCTCTATGGATGTTTTAACAAGGAAGGCTATGCTTGGTGGAAGGAGAGCGAAGGAATTAGATGAAACTGTAGTAACAAAACGAGAGCAAAAGGAATTGTTGGATAGTATCAAGGCATTCAAAGCGAATGAAGGAAGGATGCCAGAATGGCTAAAACGAATACCAAAACCTCCAGCAGCTAAATTTAGCATAGGGCAAATTGTCAGGGTTTCAAATGAAGTCTGTGATGATTGTTCTGCTGTGATTTGTGGCATGGAGTGGGGTCCTAATAACATTAAGATAAAAGGGGTTGATGCGTCTGGTTGGGTTTATATTCTTCGATTTGATCAGACAGCCAGCGATTGTTTCATGGTGAGTGAACAGGAGCTTATCAAATGGTTGGGATGAGGCAAGGTTTTTTCTCATCACGTTATATGGTCAAAGAAGAGGAGATGCCAAAAACTCCTTTGTGTGGGAAGTGCGGTCTCTACAAACATTGCATATCTCCTAAGATGAAACCAACAGGGAAAGGAGAACGCAGGGTTTTGATTGTTGCAGAGGCTCCTGGTAAAAATGAAGATGAGCAAGGTAAGCAATTGGTGGGCAACTCAGGTCAATACCTGATGGATTTGCTGCTTAGGTTTGGTGTGAATATGAGGCGGGATTGTTGGCTAACCAATGCTATTATTTGCCGTCCAGAAGATAACAGAACTCCAGATGACAAGGAGATCCAATACTGCCGGCCCAATTTGTTCAACACCATCCAAGAACTTCAACCGGAGATAATTATCCCGCTTGGAGGCACAGCGGTAAAATCTTTGATTGGTGGTATATGGAAGGAGGACATAGGAGCTATAGGTAGATGGGTAGGTTGGCAAATCCCTTGTCAGAAACCCAACGCTTGGATCTGTCCTACATATCATCCAGCGTTCTTGCTACGTGGCAAGGACCCCATGACTGAGATGTATATGACTCATCATCTCAAGGAGGCTTTTAAGCTATCCGGTCGTCCTTGGAAGAAAGTACCTGATTGGAAATCGAAGGTACATATTGAGTACGATCCCAACCATGCCGCTAGGTTGTTGCTGGAATGGTCTAAAGGGGCGGTTGATCTAGCCTTCGACTATGAAACCAATTGCCTCAAACCAGATGATCTTTATGCGAGGATCGTATCATGCTCAGTGTGTTTTGATGGGAAGCACACAATGGCGTTTCCTTGGCGTGGTGAGGTGATCCAACAAATGAGTGAGTTACTGCGTGGGCCACTAAATAAAATAGCCAGCAATCTCAAGTTTGAAGAACGCTGGACCAGGGCTGTGCTTGGACATCCAGTAAGGAATTGGCATTGGGATACTATACTGGCTGCTCATATTGAAGATAACAGACCTGATATTACTGGACTGAAGTTTCAATCGTTTGTGAGATTGGGATTCGAGAGCTACGATCAACACATAAAACCTTACTTGAAAGCGAAAGGAAACACCAAAGTAAACACCATTGATAAATGTGATATGAAAGAACTTCTACTCTACAATGGACTTGACTCATTGCTAGAGTACAAACTTTATCAGAAGCAAAAGGTGTTCTATAAAGCGACGGGCAATCAAGATCAATAAGAATCCAGGATTTCAATTACGATGAAAATGATTCCAGCGACACCAGAAGCCTATGATCTGCTGCGAGAAGGCAGTATCGCTTTTGCAGAGATTGAGGCTAATGGTATTAGGATAGATACCAAGTATCTCAACAAAGCGATTAAGGATGTTGAAAATGAAATCCTTACACTGGAACAGGAACTCCGCAATGACAAAGTATGGAAGCTATGGACTAAGCGTTTTGGACAGAAGGCTGTTTTGGGCAATCGCAGGCAGCTTGGAGCGATTGTGTTTGATGTACTTGGATTCGACCGTACTAAAGGAAACAATGATGAAGAAGCCTTTAATCATGTGGATCATTCGTTTGTAAAAACCTACTTCTTGCTGGCCAAGAAGCAAAAGATGCGTGGAACGTACCTTGAGAACATTCGCCGTGAAGTAGATGCGAATGGTTTTTTGCATCCAGTGTTTAATCTGAACACAGTGTCGAGCTATCGCTCTAGTGGCGAGCTGCCTAACTGGCAGAACATCCCAGTCCGTGATCCTGTGATGGGCAAGCCGATTAGAACTTGCGTGATAGCTAGAAAGAACAGTGTTCTAGTTGAAAACGACTTTGGTGGTATTGAGGTACGTGGTATAGCTTGCTATTGCAAAGACCCGGTGTTGATAGATTATATCAAGGATCCAACCAAGGATATGCATCGTGACATGGCTTCTGAGTGCTATTGCTTGCCAGTAGATCAGGTAAACAAACATACTAGATATTGTGCGAAGAATAAGTTTGTGTTCCCAGAGTTCTATGGTAGTTACTATGTTGATTGTGCTGCGGAGTTGTGGCAAGCGATATTAGATATGGGACTGCAAACAAATGATGGTGTTCCAATTGGTGATGTTTTAGCAAAGAGGGGCATTAAAGAATTAGGTGATCTTGATCCTAATAAAATACCAAAGAAGGGAACATTCGAGCGACACATTAAAGAAGTGGAGGAACGATTCTGGAACAAGTTTCATGTGTATGCTAAGTGGCGTAGAGATGTGTGGAGTAACTATTTGGAATGTGGTTATGTAAAAACACTTACTGGATTTGTGTTGCGTGGCATCATGCGACGCAATCAAGTAATCAACATGGCCAATCAAGGATCATCCTTTCATTTGTTGCTTAAGAGTCTAATTATACTGCTCAGACGAATGCGAAAGTTGAGGATGCGGAGTAAGGTGATTGGACAAATCCATGACAGTATTTTGGCTGATGTAAGAGTAGATGAGCTAAATGAATACTTGTCCTTGGTAAAGGAGGTGACAACAGTAGTGGTTCCTAAACTATGGAAATGGATCATAGTACCACTAGAGATTGAGGCCGAGGTTTGTCCAGAAGGTGGTTCTTGGTATGACAAGAAACAAGTGGAGTTCCCAAAATAATGTCTGAGTTTTATCTTAAGTACCGACCCAAATTATTTAAGCAAGTGGTTGGACAAGATGCTGCTGTAGCATCACTCCAAAAGCTATTGAAGAACAAAGAACGATTCCCTCATGCGTTGTTGTTTACCGGCCCATCTGGTTGTGGCAAGACAACTCTAGCCAGAATTCTTCAGCATAAATTGTCATGTGGGGATTCTGATTTCTTTGAGGTCAACTGTGCTGACTTCAATGGAATTAACACGGTGCGGGACATACGGAGCAGGATGAAACTATCTCCAATGAATGGACTGTGCCGTATTTGGTTGATAGATGAAGCACACCAGTTGACTGGGGATGCTCAAGATGCTCTGTTGAAGATGCTCGAGGATACGCCTAGTCATGTGTATTTCATGCTGGCCACAACCAATCCAGGTAAGTTGAAGGAAACCGTAGTCAACCGTTGTAATGAAGTGCGGGTAAAGGCATTACCTCCAAAGCACATGGAGCAGTTACTCCAAGAAGTGTGCCAGAAAGAGAAGATCAAAATCCTGGAGACGGTACGAGATGCCATTGTGGAAGCAGCGGCAGGCTCAGCACGCAAGGCACTTGTGTTTCTGAATCAGGTGTCTTTGTTGGAGACAGAGGATGAGCAGTTAGAGGTAGTTCATGCTGGTGGATCAAAGAAACCTATGATCGACTTGGCACGGGCAATGTTGAATCCACAATCTAAATGGGCAGTGATAGCGAACTTGCTAAGAATTATAGATGATGAACCAGAGCAAATCCGTCGTATGCTGCTAGGCTATATGTCCTCTGTGGTGCTTGGTGGAGGCAAACTAGCAGCCAGAGCATATTTCATTGGACAAGTAATGAGGGATCATTTTTATGATTGTGGGCGACCCGGATTGATCTTGTCATGTTATGAAATTTATTCAAATAAGAAGTGATTGTGTTACGATATTAAGTATATGGGAGGAGTGTGTTTATGAAACGCGATGAATCCGTTTTGGAAATCAATCAACTTAGGTTGGATGAAGAATGGGTAAACCAACCCAAACTTTATTTGGAGTATGCTGCGAAGCTGGCCGATGCCAGACGTGATCTCGACTTGTCAAAGAGCGAATTGGAACTTACTGTAGCGGAACTCGATGCTGACATTCGGGCCGATCCAGAGGGGCATGATATAGGGGAGAAGGTGACTGAGAATGCAATCAAGAATTGTATTCCAACTCTCAAACGGTATCAGGTTGCTAACAATGCATTGATTGACGCCAAGCATAAGGTAGATGTACTTCAGGCATTTGTAAATGCTTTAGATCATCGAAAACGTGCTTTGGAGAATCTTGTTGACTTACATGGTCAGAGTTATTTTGCCGAACCCAGAGCAAGAAAGGAGGAAGATCGTGAAGCTATGACTGAGGCCAAAGATCGGATGACAATGAAGCGGGGACAGCGAAAACGCCACTCAAAGGAGAATTCAAATGATTGAATTGCTAATTGGAGTGGGTCTGCTGGGGTTTTTGTTGCTTCCAGTGTTAGTGTTCTTTTGTGTGAAGCTAGGTAGGTACGCCTATCTGCAAGCAGGCGAGTTGTTTGAGCGTGATCGGAATTCCAATGAAAGTGAGGATGGAAATGGCTACTAAGAAAGCAAAGCGTGAGCGTCGGTTGAGTAGTGCCCGTGAGACTGCGAAAAAGAGTGGTTCATTTGAACGAACCAGCCTTAACGTGCCAGAAGGTTGTACCTTTTTCAAACCAAAGAAGGAGGGTGTGTATCGTTTGAATGTCATTCCGTATGAAGTGACTCAGAAAGGCAATCCGAATGCCGATCCAGGAGTCTTGCATTTTGAGCGTACGTTTTATGTTCATCGTGGAGTAGGTGCTAACAACGAGAGCTATGTTTGCCCGTCAAAAAACAGTGGTAAGAAATGTCCTATTTGTGAGCACCGTGCAAAGCTGGCCCGTGATCCAGAAGTGGACGAAGATTTGTTGCAGAGCCTTGCACCTAAGAAGCGGCAGTTGTTCAATGTAATACCTCTTGATGGAGATAATGCTGGGGTGGTTCAGGTTTGGGATGAGAGCTACCATTTGTTCGGCAGGCACTTGTCTAAGAAGATTAACGAGGCTGATGATGAGGATCAAGAACGATATGACAATTTCCATGATCCTGAAAAAGGATTGTCATTGCGTGTTGGTGCGTCTGAGGAATCTGGCAAGGGGTACAGTTATTATGATTGTTCAAACATTGAATTTAAGGAAAGAAAGTCCCAGTTAGGAGAAGGTGTTATTGATGATGCTTATAACTTGGATGAGATGATTCGTGAACTTGGTTATGCCGAGTTGAAAAAAATCTTCCTTCAGGAATCTGAGGATGAGGAATCTGAGGATGAGGAAGTGGAGGATGATGACGAGGACGAGGAAGAGGACGAGGATGAGGATGAGGATGAGCCGAAGGCGAATGCAAAATCAAAGCAATCTAAGAAGAAAGGTAAGGTGAAAGATGAAGATGACGAGGAAGCTGATGACGAGGAAGAAGATGAGGACGAAGATGATGAGGAAGTGGAGGATGATGACGAGGAAGCTGATGACGAGGAAGAAGATGAGGACGAAGATGATGAAGGAGATGAAGATGATTCTGGAGGAGAATCTGGGGACCTCACAGTCGGAACTACTGTCAAGTTCAAATACAGAGGAGAATGGCACACAGGAAAGATCAAGCGAATTCGCAACGGACTCTTCCATGTGATGTGTAAGGATCGTTCTGATCCTTACATTGTTGATCCTGATGATTGTAAGATTGTTGATGAGAAAGCTAAACCTAAGTCTAAAAAAGGCTAAACGTGTGTACTGCGTCCCTTGATCATTGCAGGGGCTCCGGGAATGATTGCGGGACTACCGGGGCCGTCTTATTGTGAACTGCCAGGTCTGTTTTTCGTAGTCTAGGTGCTAAAATGAAACGAATGAATCGGTTTAGTGTTGATGAACAACGTCAAAAAATACTCAATCAAGTTTTTGATCTGTCCGACAAGTTTTGGATGTGGACAAATAAAGAACTGGCGGAAGAGGCTGGATTATCTCCTTCAACAATATCAAAACTGCGTCGTGTTTTTGAACAACAGGTTGGCATAATTGACATTCGTAGCAGCACATTGCTTAAATTGTGCAAGGCAGTTGAATTGGAGATTTATTTGAATCATAAGAAATGGCAGAAAGGACAAGCAGCATGACTGATGTGGACAAATTAAAAACTGCCCTGAGAAAGAAGTGTAATTCATCGGAATTGAAGATTGCTGATTTGCTTAGTAGCGGATGTACTACACTCAATCTAGCTTGCACAGGTAAGCGTACTGGAACATTTGTCAAAGGACATTACTATCTCTATGTAGGAGATAGTAACAGCGGCAAGACTTGGTTGTGTCTTAGTGCTTTGGCAGAAGCTGCCAACAACCCAAACTTTGAGGACTATGACCTGATCTACATTGATGTAGAGCGGGGTGTTCTCATGGATGTAAGGAAATTCTTTGGTAGCAAACTAGCTGATAGAATAACCTTTAAGTATTTAGGCACTATAGAGGAGTTTTACTACTATCTGGATGACTTGCGGGAAGTCGGCAACCCATTTGTTTGTATTCTTGACAGTATGGATTCGTTGACTTCAGAAGCCGACGATAAGAAGTTTGTGGAGAATAAGAAACGGGCACGAAAGGACAAAGAGATAAAAGGATCGTTTGGTGATGGTAAGGCCAAATCGAATTCTGGTAATCTTAGACGTGCTGTTTCTGAGTTAAAGAAAACTGGCAGCATTCTAATCGTAGTTGCTCAAACCAGGGACGCTATAAACTCCATGTTTGAAACAAAGACAAGGAGTGGTGGTCACTCTATGAAATTTTATGCCACATTGGAAATATGGACTTCTGTGAGGCAGCAGATTAAGAGGAAGTACAAAGACAAGGACCGTCAGCTTGGCATTCTAGTCAAAGCCAGAGTCAAGAAAAACAGAATAGCCGGCAAGGATAGGGCAGTGGAGTTTCCTATTTATCACAGTGCTGGTATTGATGATGTAGGTTGCTGTGTAAAATATCTACTAGATGAGAAGCATTGGGTAAAGAAAGGAGGTAATATCCGTGCTGAGGAGTTTGATGCATCAATGGAGGAGAAAGACCTCATTGCCTACATTGAAGAAAACAATTTAGAGAAGCAACTCCACCGCATTGTCTCTGAAGTGTGGAATAGGATTGAAGATGCTTGCAAGGTGGAAAGGAAACCAAGGTATGTATGATGATAGAGGTATTTATGACATGATAGATGAAGAAGTGAGGACAAAAGCTGTTATTATGACTACGCAACATTCGTTGCTGGTCTCTCAGAATGTGTTATTGCATCTTGGTGATTACTTTTTGTTTCTGTTCTTGTATGAGTTGGGTTGGATTCCATTTGGAGGAGAATCATCAGATGAGTAAGACATGGTTATTGCTCGATTGTAATTATCTTGCATGGCGTGCTTTTTACAGCACTGGGAATCTTTCTCATAACGAAATTCCTACTGGTGTTACTTATGGTTTTCTAAGAGACATCATTCAATTTCAGGAGACATTGGGTTCTAATCATCTTGTTTTTTGTTTTGATTGTGGACCATATCTCCGTGAGAGAGATTATCCTGACTATAAGGCGAATAGGGTTGAGCAGAGATATGCCTTATCGTATGAACAGAAATCCTTGGTAAGGAAAATGGAACAACAGTTTTTACTGTTGAGGAAAGAACGATTGTTTGATTTGGGATTCAGAAACATTTGTTATGCTCCTGGCTATGAAGCCGACGATGTGATTGCATCAATTTGCTTGAATCTACCAAAGAAGGATGATGCTATTATTGTTGGATCAGATAAGGATTTTTACCAGTTACTTGGTAAGAGAGTGATATTGTGGGATCCAAACAAGAAGCGGTCTTATAACGAATTATCTTTATCAAGGGAGTATGGTGTTTCCCCTCCCCAGTGGATAGACGTGAAAGCCATTGCTGGTTGCAAATCCGATGGTATTGTTGGCATTAAGGGTGTTGGAGAGGTCACGGCATCTAAGTTTCTGACAGGCAAACTCAAAAACACTACTAAGGTATTTAGGAGCATAGTAGAAGGGAATGACGTTTGGAATAGTAATCGTCATTTGGTGAAACTTCCGTATGCCGGGTGTCCTAATTTCAAACTTGTGTCCGATAGCATCAATCGTGATGCTTGGCGTGCCTTGTGTGATGAATTGGGGATTCGATCTTTGAGGGATTTAGTGTGATGAAACTAGAACAGCAATCAGAGGTTGATTTGTGGTGTAAGGTGTTTGTAGCTGGTTATGAAGCCGGGCTAAGAATACCAATACAAGTAGCACCATCAATTCTTGAATTGATAAGGAACATTGCCATCGTTGCTGATGCTGCTGTTGAGGAATTTAGAAAGAGACATTGATCGTGTTCTTGTTATGGGTGCTTTAGTAAAGGTGCTTTATGGTTCCTATTATGTTGATTGCGACGTTGTTTTTGTTGTGCTGGTTTCTTTCTATGGTTCTTAAAGAACTGATGGGAGGAAGAGATGAAGACTAGTAAAGGAGGTGCTTACGAACGTGAGATGTGTAGGTTTTTGTCTTTGTGGTGGACTGGTGGTAAAAGGGAAGATGTGTTTTGGAGAACAGCTTGCTCTGGTGCCAGAGCGACAATTAGGAGCAAGGTTAATAAAAAGACATTTGGTTCCTATGGGGATATAGCTGTTGTTGATCCGATTGGTCTTCCATTAGTCCATGCCTTCACTGTGGAGTTGAAGCGTGGTTATCCAAGTAGCACCGCTGTTGATATATTGGATTCTCAAAATTCACGTTATCTTGATTGGTTTAAGAAAGCTGAAGCTACATCTACATTGGCAGGTAGTCGGAGTTGGTTGTTGATCCACAAGAGAGATAGAAGGGATGCTTTAATTTTCATTCCTTTCCTAGTGTTCAGATTGCTTCCATTAAAATTTGTGGAACGATCTGTTATTACTTATGGTGCTATTAAACAAGGAGATGTATCTAAGGTTTCCTGTTGTAGATTGGATGATTTTGTTGTGAATGTGCATAGAAAGGACATTGAAGGGCTCTTGGACAATGATTACAAAGATTGGATTAAACAACTTTCAAGCTCATAAATCCCTTGAAGTTGAGTTTGGTAACATCACTTGTATTATCGGATCGAGTGATGTTGGGAAAAGTGCTGTACTTCGTGCTCTTAGATGGGTATGTCTTAATAAGGGATCAATAAAAGCATTTCAACGCAAAGGATCCAAATATGTCAAAGTCACTTTGTTACTGGACGGCAAAAGTATATCCCGTGTTAAGGGAAGGGAAAACAAGTATGTCTTTGGCATTAAGCACACCTACACTGCTATTGGTTCCGACGTTCCTGAAACGATTTCCAAACAAATCAACGTCAGCGAACTTAACTTCCAACAACAACACGATGCTCCCTTCTGGTTCTCAAAATCACCAGGACAAGTAAGTAGGGAATTAAATCAGGTTGTGAATTTAGATCAGATGGATGCATCTTTGTCTAGAGTTGGAAGCCGTCTTAGAGATGTTAAGACGAGAGTAGCAGCAGCAGAAGAAAGATTATCTGCTGTGACGGCTACTTATAAGAGTCTCAAATGGGTAAAAGAACTAGCGTCAGATTACAGTGAAATAACGTCGTTAAACGCATTAGCAAGCGATTTACGGGGCACAAGGACTAAACTTGGGGTTTTGTTAGGTGAAATTGAAAATGCACAGGCTTTGCGTGCTAATGCACAGGAGGTGATTGACTACGGAAAATCATGTTTAGAGCTTCAGGAGTTCTATTATGATACTTCCAAGACAAGACAAGATTTGGAGTTGTTGATTTTGAAAATTCTCAAAGAGGAGGAGTGTGTATGTCAGTTACAGCGGAGATTGAATCAAGCAATCAAACAGTTGCGAAAACTAAAGGTATGCCCAACATGCAAGCAATTGATAACGTAGTGAGCATCCACTGCTCGGACATTCACCTGTCACATACTAAACCACTTGCTAGGGAGGAAGTGGATTGGTATCCAGTAATGGAACGTCAATTGAATGAATTGTGCAACTTACAAAGGAAGTATCAGTGTCCGGTGTTTATTTCTGGTGATGTTTTTCACAAATGGAACAGTCCACCAGAATTGATAACCTTTGCAATGCGAAATATGCCTACTGATACTTGGGTGGTAGCGGGACAGCATGATCTTCCTTATCACAAGTTCTCTGATTTGCATAAATCTGCTTTGGGGACTTTGATTGAATCGGATGCAGTAAAGCTATTAGAAAAACCAGTTCGCTATGGTGATTATGTTTACTTTGGATACAACTGGTTGGATGAGATTGGTAAAGGAATGAAAAAACCAGAAGGGGTTAAGTGTGTAGCTATAGTCCATGCTTATGTTTGGAAGCAAGGTTGTGGTTTTAAGGACGCCCCACAGGAAAGACACTTTGTTTCTTATGGAGACAAACTAGAGCATTTCACCTGTGCTTTCTTTGGTGATAATCATATTCCGTTTCAGGCAGGTAAGTTAATCAATTGTGGTGCTTTCATGCCTAGGAGACTTGATGAGAGAATCATTCAACCTAGTGTGTGGTTGCTTTGTCAATCTGGAGCTGTTGTTAGGATGTATTTACCAACAGCTAATGATAAATGGTCTGATATTAGAGACCTAGGAAATGATTTGCAGGAGGCGTTTGATGCAGCGTTGTTTGTTAAGATGCTTAAACAAATGACTGGTGGGAGTGGCTTTGATTTTGAGAAGATGGTCCGTGATTGTATAGATCATGGTGATTTTACTAGTGATGTAAAAGATGAGCTTTGGACAGCATTGGGGATTCCAAATGAATGATCAGAATTTAGGAAAGCATGTTGAATGGCAAGACGACGATGATGGTTTTCATACAGGAAGAGTAGTTATCTTGCCAAAGTTGTGTTCTTGGCCTGTCACTTTTTCACTAGCAGGTGTTGAGGTGACTCTTGTGCAGGAGTCTTGTGACTATACTTTGACGTGGGTTCCTAGTAGGTGGTTAAAAGATCGACCTATGAGGAATGAAATGAAACCAGAACATGCGGAGCCAACAAAATGAAGATTCTTTTTGTGTTGTTGTTCGTTGTTGTGTCTATGCGGAGCCCTTGGCAACAACAACGCCAAGCATATAGGAGACAAGTATGGCTTCAGAAGAATGAGTATAAAAGATTACACAAGTCAGAGATTGAGGCTGACAAGGCAGCTAAGATGTTCAAGAGGATGTTGAAAGATGTGGAGTTGGAAGAAAGACGCCTTAAATTAAAGGGAGATAAGAAATGAACAATCTTAAAGAGCAGGTTGAGCAATTGGAACGTGATCATGCCCGTGCTGAGGGACGGCTTGGTCAATTACTTGATCAGCTAAGGAATGAGTTTAGTTGCAAGTCAGTATCCCAAGCAAAGAAACTCTTTCAGAGACTTGAACATGAGGAGAAAGATGCCGAACAGAAATACAGACAGGCAGTTAAACAGTTTGAACGAAAATGGTCTGAATCATTACGAGAGAAAGATTCAGACTCTAGTACAGGAGAGAAATCATGCCAAAAAACAAATAGGAATAGAACGCGAGGAGTTAGCCAGAGCAAATCGTAGATTAAATGCTGTACTTGAAGCACAAGAAATTCTCCAGAGGTTGGCACAGCAAACTCAGCAACAAGTTCATAAGTGCATTGCTGAAGTTGTTACCAGATGTTTGGATACTGTGTTTGGTGACGATGCTTATGAATTTGAGATTCAATTTGAACGTAAGCGAGGCAAAACAGAAGCGAAGTTGGTTTTTCTACGCGATGGTTTTGAAATTGACCCAATGGATGCTGCTGGAGGGGGTGTGATAGATGTTTGTGGTTTTGCCTTGAGGTTAGCTTGTCTGATTCTTAAATCTCCACCTAGTAGGAGATTGCTTGTGCTTGATGAGCCATTTAAGCATCTTAGTAAGAATTACCGTCCAAGGATTAGATGTTTGTTAGAGGCTCTTGCTGATGATCTTAAAATTCAATTCATTATGGTAACACATGACCCCGATCTACAAACAGGAAAGGTGGTGGAGTTGTGAAATCTGCCACGAATCGCCTGTGTACGAATTTGCCCGCAATTGGACGCACAACCCCACAAGCACTAGCGAATTTGCTGCTATTCTCGCAATTGCCTACTTAAACTCAGCACAGCAAAACCATTACTACAAGTTGTGAAAGAAGAAGAGGATCAAATGACAAGAATAGAGCGTAGGAAAGTTGCTGCTTATCATTGTGACAGAGCCCTGCGTCACATGAAGTCTAATAATTTGGTAAGGGCTGAGACTTTATTAAGACAAGCAATTGATTGTGATCCTGAATCAGGTGTGTTGTTTTACAATCTTGGTTTTTGTTTGCATCTCCAAGATAAATTTGAGGAATCAGACGAGTCTTACAAAAAGGCTTGTGATTTGGAACCTAACAATCCTCATTTTTGGTGCAACCGTGGCCGCAACTTTTATGAATGGGGGCAGTATGAACTTGCCGAGGATTGTTATGAGAAGGGTATTAAGATTGACCCTAATCATTTGCTGTTGTTCTATAACCTTGGGGAATTGAGGCTTCATCTTGGTGATTTTGAGACTGGCTTTGCTTATTATGAAGCACGGCCTCCGGTAGGCATGAAGGCAGTTGATCCGAGATACAATAAACCTAGATGGTGGGGAGAATCAGGAGAAGGGAAAACAATCCTTGTTCATGCTGAACAAGGATTGGGCGACACAATGCAGTTTATTAGATATGTAAGGATGCTGGAGAATGAATGTGGCTTTAAGGTTATAAGTGAGGTACAGAAGCAGCTTGTGTCTTTGCTGTCAGAGACTTTTATTGATCTGTTTACTTATGATGATGTTCTTCCTGAGTTTGATTATCAGATTCCTTTAATGTCTATTCCTGGCATATTAACTCAGTATGTTGAGGATATTCCTGGGGAGGTTGGTTATATTAAAGCTAATCCAGAACTGGTTGATTACTGGAAGGACTACTTTCAAGGATTAAACAAGATCAAGATTGGAGTTAATTGGAAGGGAAGGGGAGGTGAGGCCCCACAGGCATATCCTGGAATCAAGATTTATACTGGTATGATGGCTGCTAGAGATATACCAGTTGAGTTGTTTCAGCCCTTAGTAGGCACTCCTGGAGTTAGTCCTTTTGTGCTTGTTAATTTACAGAAAGACATACTCCAAAATGGAATGATCAATCCTTCAGCAGAGTTGAAAGAGTATGATGCTCAGTCGTTTATGGATACGGCTGCTGTAATGATGAGCATGGATTTAGTTATTACTAATGACACTTCAATCGCTCATTTGGCTGGTGCGATGGGTGTTCCTGTTTGGGTGTGTTTACCTTATGTAGCAAATTGGAGGTGGTTGCTCGATAGACATGATTCACCGTGGTATCCCTCAATGAGGCTGTTCAGACAGCGTTATCGAGGGTGTTGGGGTCAGGTGTTTAGTGACATTGAATCTGCTTTAAGAAAGGAATTTCAATGCTAGTGCTATCGCGTCGGGTTGGTGAGAGTATTGTGATTGGTGGTGGTATTGTGGTGCGAGTAACGAAAATTGATGGACACAGGGTTTCATTAGCTATAGAGGCTCCAAAAGATGTTTTGATCAGGAGAACGGAATTGACATTGGATGATGATAGAGCTGCTTCTGGTTTAGAAAGTGAGAAGCATTGACACGTTAAGGCAGATTTAATAAAATTTGCGGCGTAAGCTGCCTGTGGGCCAAGGCGAATTGAGTAAATGTTCTCAGACAGCTTTAATAAAGTTAAGTGGAGTTGCTGCAAAATTTGTAAGGAGATCAACCTTGGCATCTGCCGTTGTTTTTCATGCTTTTAAGCAAGACCTAGGCCGTGCAGTTCATAACTTGAATGGCAACACGTTCAAGTATGCTTTGACAAATACTGCACCAGTAGCCTCTACTGGTGCAACTCTTGCCGATATTACTCAGATTACCGCAGCGAATGGATATACTGCTGGTGGTAAGAATGATGGCACCCAGGCATATAGTCAGACTGCCGGCACTGGCACTATGACCATGTCTGCTGTGACAATCTTTACAGCAACGGGTGGTTCTATGGCCACATTTCGGTACGTTGTTCTCTACAACGATACCGCTGCCAATGATCCATTGTTGATGTACTGGGATTATGGATCGGGTGTTGTCTTGGCAGTGAATGAAACATTTACCATTGATAATAGTGGTGGTGTTTTGACACTAACTTAGTTCTTGTGAATTGCAAAGAGGAGTTGAGCAGTGAACGAGAACCCTGAGTTCTTTCTTCGTCCTAAAATAACCCCTATCATTGAGGATGGGGGTTCTGTTTTGCTGATTATTGAGTGGATTACTACTGATCGTAGTAATACCATTGTAAAGAATGAGGCAGGGGAAGTGCATATTGCTCATAGAGAGAAATATCGTTTTCCATCTAGTAAGTTAGGTTGTAGTGTTGTCCCCGAAGTAGGACTACCAGCAGGTGTCTATGCCCAAGCAGATTTGCTGGCAATGCATATTGATCCTCAAGGACTTCGGCACATGATGGCCAGACTTGATCCTGCTGAAGTGGGCACAAACCCTTGTTAGGATGATTTATGTCTGTGCCTACATTGGATGCGGTTTCTAATTCAGGATTACAAACTGGAAGTTCTTATTCTTTCAGTCATACTTGTAGTGGCAGCAACCGCCACTTGTTGGTATTTGTTAGTAGGTTTGGGGGCAGCACTGTTTCTTCCATTACTTATAACGGAGTTTCTTTAACGTTCCAGCAAAGTGCTGATTATGGAAGCGGTGCTCTTGAGGTTTGGGGGTTATCTAATCCTGATACTGGGACCCACAATGTTGTTGTTACATTAGCGGCAGCACAAGATTCAATAGCAGGGGCCTTGTCTTTTAATAGCGTTCATCAGTCAAGTCCTTACAATAGTGCTATTGGCTCCAATACTGGTACATCTGGTGATATAACAACCTTTGGTTTTGTTTTAGGACTACCTGTAGTTGGAGTTAATGCTTATGATTCATCAATTAGTGCGGTAGATGTAGGGCTGAACCCAGTAGAAAGGATAAATGTAGGGACTGCATCTGGTTCATTAGGAGTGGCTTCTCATGACCATGTAACATCCTCAAGTGCTTCCAACTTCAAATGGACTAATGATGCTAATACAGCTTGGGCAATTACTGGTGTAAATCTACGAGATTCTCCTGGAGGATATCTTACAGCATCAGCAGCCTCCTTAGTTCTTAGTGGCCAGGCCGCTGGTTTGTTGTATGGACGAAAATTAGCAGCTTCCCCAGCTAGTCTTACTCTTACTGGAATAAAAACCAAAGCAACACTCCAGGTTGATAAAGCTGCTCTTGCTCTGTCTGCTCAGAGCCATTCCATTTTGCATAAATGGAAATTACCAGTTGATGCAACAGCTTTGCTATTAACAGCAGAACAGCATGGATTAGTTCGTGGTAAAGGAATGGCCACAAGTGCTGGTGGTTTGACAATAGCTGGTGGTTCAGCTTCTTTTGTGTATGGAAAGCACATTACAGCATCGCCGGCATCTCTTGTATTAGCCGGAGAGGTTACATTAAGACGTGGATTGAAGTTAGTAGCTTCTCCAGCTAGTCTTGTTTTGAATGGCACAGTTGCAAATCTCAAATACAACCTAAATAATCTAATTGCTGGGCCAGCATCAATGGTGCTATCAGGATTAGATACAGGTATTTTGAGAGGATACAAGTTTCCTGTTACCAAATCTACTCTTGTTCTTGTTGCTTCTGATCGTACTTTTACAAGAACAAAGCCTCTTGTTGTTGATGAAGCATCTCTTGTTTTGGCTGGAATTGCTGCTACTCTGAAATGGAATAGAGTAATAAGGATTGGGCAACCTCCTTATGAGATTAGTATTCTTGGTAAGAACGCTAATCTTTTGAAGGGCTATCGCATTGCAGCGTCGCCTGCTGCTCTTACTGTGTTAGGTACAAATAATATCCTAGCACATGGTAAATACATTGAGGCAGTTGAGCCTGTTATTACGTTGACTGCACTAGATGTGCCTTTGAGATATGGATATAGATTAACTGCTGATAAGAAGGATTTTGTTCTTGAAGCAAAATATGCCTTGATTACAAAGCAGGGAAAATTAAATGCTATAGCAGGTGCATTAGGATTGAGTGGAGGTGTCTTAACTCTAAAGCATGGTAAAGGCATCTTAGCTTCAAAAGCAACTCTGGTGCTTACCGGAGGCAATCACACTATTCGTCCAGCACGTAAGATTGGTGCTAGTGCTCTTACGTTGACATTAACATCTCCAAGCACTTCTTTGATTCGTGTTCATACTCCATTGACAGCAAGCCCCCTCACGCTTTCTATTACAGCAAATGATAGGACCCTGACTTGGCGGCGGGTTTTGACAGCAAACCCCGGCCAAACGCTTGCTAATGCGTTTACAGCGGGTTTACGTACTGGGCGTAAACTGAGTTTTGCGGGTGCAACTGTTACACTTGTAGCACAGAGTCATTCCTTTTTGTTGAGACGTAAGATTACAGCTTCTTCACTGCCTCTTGTGCTCACTCCTAAAGCAGCTACTTTACTTCCTGCTGGCAATACATTTGCTAGGGAATTAAAAGGCAGTCTAAGAAGCAGTTTTAGGTATCAAGGAGTTGTCAGAAATGAGTAAGCGTATCAATTTGGGAGAAGCCAGCGACAATAGCGTTTATCTAGAAGGATTCTTGGATGAAACCGATCCTAAAGAAACTAACGGTGATCCTAAGTGGATAAATGATGCTGATGTAACCTGGACACTTCTTGATTCAAGCGGAAATACTTTAGCTTCAGGAACAGCAACAGCAGTAGGTTCTGGAGGTAGATACCGTTGTGACCTTGGATGGAATATCAATTACACCCTTGCCTACCAATTTGTGATGGTAGCAATAAAGAGTGGAAAGAAAGCCACGTACCGCTCTTTTGTTGATGTGATCACTAGAACAGGAGAATCACAATCAACATGACCAAACGAGAATCCATTGAGTCTGCTAAAGTAGTGGCTAGAATCAGGCAGTTGCTTAAGACCCATAGCATCTCCCAAACTGCAAGAATAGTAGGTAGATCCCCAGCCAGTGTTCATCAAATTAAACATGGTCAACGCCATAATAATAAGAAAGACCTTACTATAAATTCTTTATGCCTGTTGAGAACCACTCCTGGATTCAAATGCAGATGCTGCGGCAATTCAGTTCTGTTGGCAACTAAATCATTGCTTTGTGTGGAATGTGAATTATTTGATCTCAATAAACAGGGCTTAATTAGGATAAGCGAAAACAAATGAGCACAGCAAATAATCAACCGTGGTGGACTTATTCTTCCTTCCGTGTGCAAGCAAATACCAAATCAGAAGCTAGAGCATTGATCAAAAAGAAACTAGGAACCAAATTGCCAAAGCACGCTAAGGTGAAGAAGGAGGATGTATGAAGCTGCTTACCTATCCTGCTTATGATCCAAACCCAGACAACAATAGATATGTTTCAGTTGATCCATTGCGAGTTACCACTTTAGTTGAAACAGTCATTAAAGATATTAAGGTGACGAAGATTCATACAACATCAGGTGAGCATTTGGTTGCTCTTGATCCTCACAGAACTGTGGCATCAGAGATCATAGGAGCCACTAGAAGATTGATGGATGCGGATAGGGATAATTCTGTGAAAGAGAACTCGTTGTAACTCCTACTGAACAAAATAGTTATGCGGTTTACCAAGTAGGTTATAATGTACCTTCCAGAATCAGAGATTGTAGAATACTTGAAACAACAGGAACAGGTATTGTTATCTTTCTCTGGTGGTAAGGATTCATTGGCATTATGGGAGGTATTGAGACACTACAAGATCAAAGTAATCCCTTTCTATATGGAAATAGTTCCAGGATTGTCATTTGTTAGGAAGGCAATTAAACACTGTGAAGAGCATTTCAAACAGCATGTTTATATTACGGTACATCCTGATTTTTACCAGATGTTGAGGACAGGAACAGCACAACCTTTACATAGGATACCAGTAATAAATTACTTGGAACTTCCTCGCTTTGAATATACAGACGTAGCAAAAGGAGTATGTATAACAGCAGGAGTACCGCAAGATACCGTTGTTGCAGTAGGAATCAGAGTTAGGGATAGTGTCTTGCGAAGAATGCGAATTAAACACTGGAGAATACAGAATAGAATCTACCCTATATGGCAAGCCACAAAACAGGATGTGGTTAATATACTCACACAAAACAAAACTCCAGTTCCAGATGATTACAGGATGTTTGGTCGTAGCTTCGACGGTATAGACTATAGGTTTCTTGAGCCTATTAGAACTGATTACCCTGAGGACTACAAAAAGATACTAGAGTGGTTTCCGCTACAACGTGCGGAGTTGTTGAGAGCTAAATGGGGTGTTAAGCATGGGCAGATTAAAATTAAACAGCCGCGAGACTAAGTTACGTCTTGCTCCAAAATTCAAAGGTCCTAAAATCAAGGACCATCCAATACACAGCAAAGAAACTTCGGGGAGTATAGAGAAGGATGATGCTAGAGAGGTTTCTGAAATAGCCAAGATGATGAAACAAGCAACGGCTGCCGTGAAGGCGGCTAAGGACTGTGATTACTATGTAGTAATGGTATTTGCCAGCGGGAATCAAGCCAGGGCGTTTGTTAGAGAGTCAGAGTGGCATGATTTTATGGATAAGACAAATACCTTTGTGGATGGAATTGGACTCGCTGAAAAATTAGGTATCAAATTACCTAAAGAACAATTCACGTTGAAAGCACGCCGATCTGATTCGGCATTAACCCCTTTAATCCCTAAGGAGGATTAGTCATGATGCGTGGTTCACATTCGTTTCCTGTTCGTGGTACTGCCAACACTAGTGGTAAGAAAGGTGGCGGTGGCAGGAAGAAGGTTGCTTCAAAAAAGGGTGGTGGAAAGAAAGCCATTCTTAAAAAGAAGAAGAAGAAGTAGTAGTAACTAATTGAAAGGCGAACAAAGATGCCCAAGGAAAAAGAAAGAGTGAAACGAGATAGGTCTGCTATCAAGCGGACTAAACCTGGGCCAAAGTCTGCTCTAACACCAGAGAGACTTGATCAACTATGCAGCCTGCTTAGAGCAGGCTGCTGGATTTCTGTTGCTGCTAGAGCATTAGGAGTCCATGCAAATACCATAGGTCAATGGATGAAACAAGGTAAGGCTTTATCAAAACTAGTAGAAGCCGATCCTGAATTGGTCATAAAGAATTCAGACCAGAAACTATACCTTCAGTGCTATAAGCAAGTAATCCAGGCATTAGCTGAAGGCGAAGCGGCTGATGTCCAGCGTGTAGATGATGCTGCTGATGCTGATTGGCGTGCTGCGGCATGGAAGTTGAAAATTAGATGGAAGAAACGCTGGGCAGAGGAAGCCCGTGAGAAAAACACCGTGAATATCAATCAGCAAGTAGGGGTGATGAATGACAAAGGAAATTCTCAGTCTAGAACATTATCAATACTTCAACTCGCTGAAGTCCTCGGAGCAGAAAAACTTATTATCGACGGTAGAGAAATCTCAGTTGCCGAAGCTGTTAGGGAATCTGAGAAAGTTGGAATTATACTCGAAGGATCCTGTGAGCAAGTGGTGTAAGTATCCACATTGGCATAAACAAGATGTTTTTCTAAAACTACCTAATCTTGAGGTGTTGTTTGGTGGTGCTGCTGGTGGGGGTAAGAGTGATAGTCTATTGCGAGCAGCATTACAGTATGCCCATGTACCTGGCTATTCGGCGTTGATTGTTAGAACAGATTTGCAGCGATTACGCCTAGCCGGTGGTTTGATCCCTAGGTCCCATGAATGGCTGGCTCCCGCTGCTGCTAGAGGTGAATGTAAATGGAATGGCAGCAATTTTATGTGGTCATTCAAATCTGGTGCCACACTTCAATTTGGGTACATCTCTAGTGAATTTGACAAGTATCGTTATGGTTCGTCTGAATATCAGTTCATTGGCTTTGATGAGCTGACAGAATTCACTGAAGAGGATTATTTGTTCCTGTTCTCGCGTCTTCGTAAAAAGACTAGCATTGATGCTCCTTATCGAATGAGGTCAGCTACTAACCCTGGTGGTAAAGGACATGATTGGGTTAAGTCAAGATTCATCTCCAAGCAAGCTGAGAATGATCTAAAGACTGGCAACATTGGAGATATATATGAAACTGAATGCACCCACGATGGCTCTAAACGTGTATTTGTGCCATCCAAAATTAGAGACAATCCTGCTGTTGATCCGGATGATTATATCAGGAATCTGATGCATCTTTCGCCAGTCATCAGAGAACGCTTGATGAATGGCGACTGGACAATTATGCCAACTGGTTTGATTAAGCCAGAATGGTTGCGTTATTATGTGATGCAGGATCGAATGGTAAATCTGTTGATCTCACGTAATGACGGTGACGGAAACATTCTTCATACAGCAGAGGTTTTGCTTTCATTTAATGAGCAGGAAGCAAGGCGGTTTGTGACAGTGGATACTGCTGGTGGTGTTGAAGATATAGAACGTGAGCACAGAGGCAAATCACTTAGCCACACTGCTATTGGTGTTTGGGATTATTACATCTCTGGTAATTTCAGAGCACTAATAGCGAAACACGTTCTTAGATTGCAGGGAGTGGGTTATACAGCAATCAGAGATGCAATAGAGAACATTCATTATATTTGGAAGCCAAGCATGACCCACGTTGAAAACAAAGCTATGGGTCCAGCAGTAGTGGATGATCTCAAACGCAAGATGCCGATTCAAATGATCTCATCCGGCATTGTTGATAAGGTGGTGAGGGCCGCCCCCTTTACTAATATGCTTGAAGCAGGACAAGTTTATTTACCAAAGCACGAAGGAACATGGAGATTTGATCTTGAATCAGAATGGTTGCGTTGGATGGGATTGAAGGATGAGACCAATGATCAGATAGATATGGCATCCTATGCTGCTATTGTGTGTGGTGGTTTCACTGGTGGCAGCATTACATTGCCATTTGATCCATTACAAACAATTCGTGATGAAGAAGATGAGAACACTGAGAGACAATTCAAACGCTCATTTGGCAAAGAGTTTATGGGTGGTTGGGTTTGATTTCTATTTACCTGAGGAGTTGTGAAATGGAAAACGGAAAGACAGAAGTTGGTTATGAAGAGTTTGAGCCGTTGTGGGATTACATTTTGATTGATCCTATTATTCAAACTAAGACGAGAGGAGGCGTAGCTTTACCAGATAACATCAAGGTAGGAGTAGATGATACTCAGAAAGGTGTTGTGGTGAAGTCTGGTCCTGGTGCTTATCGTGATAGTGGAACATTTGTTCCTAATCCAATAAAGGTAGGGGACATGGTATTCTTTATGGGAATGCGAGCACCTTTCAAAGTAGTTTTGAAAGGCAAGAGCTATTTGTGTATGTCTGGACGTGATTGTGTAGCTATTGTGCCACGTAAAGAGGACTAAGGGAAAATGAAATTATCTTATCGCAGATGCGAACACTGCAATGAGAGATTTTATAAGTATCTTAACAGAAGATTTTGCAGTGTGGAATGTGCTAACAGTTATCGTGTTGCACTAAATGAAGAAAGGAAACAAAACAACGGACAAAACATAGGTTCTATTGTAGAACCAAGATCAGAAAAAGAGTTGAAGGAGATGGACACTCTTATTGCTGAAAGAATAAAGGAGGTGAGAAATCAAATACAGTCCCATGTTCTAGCTAGAACTCCGATTGATGACTCACCGAGATCCGAAGTTAGATTGAGAAGATTCTTGCGTCTAAAAAGACGCAATGGTTGTTTTGGAGCTTAACATAATTTGTTAAGCCCCTAACTGTAAAATGAATGTTGTTTAATTCATGAAGGAGTTGAAAATGGAACCGTTGAACGCATCACAATTGAATGCAGCGTTAGCTCCAGCAATGGAGGTTGCCGCTGAGCAAGCAGCATTGGCAGGTAAGCCAATGGAGGGTCAGGTTTCAGACGTGCTGTCCGCAATGATTAAGGTCATTATGGGACAAGGAAAAGAACTAATCGACACGCCTGAGGAACGTAAGGCAGTAGCAGAAGAAGTAGTGCGTATCTTTGGTGTATTGTTTCCTCTCGGCCCAATAGCTTCTTTTTTGGCCCTTCGCGGTATTTTGATTTCCGTGGTAACTGCTATCTTGGAACGATTGGCAGCTTCCTAGAGGGACGAAGGATGATGATAGAGATTCTATTTGCTTACCTAGTGGTAGATGCTTTAACGGGTATCTACCACTTAATGACGGATAAGGGGTTTAACTTACAGCATCAGGTTGACTTGTTTGAGGAGCACCATAGGACGAATACGATGGAAGGATTCGATTGGCAACCTCTGGTAGTAGCTATTCCTCTGCTGGTTCTAGGGGCGTGGAATCGCAGTCTGTTTCTGACCTCTGCGTCTTTGTTTGGTTGCGTCGCTCAGGTTCCTCATTACCTAGCTCACCATAGCGACAAATCAGGAAGGGTAGTAAGACTACTTCAAGCAACCAGAGTTATTATTCATCCGAAACATCATGCTGTTCACCATAACGGAAAGTTCAATCGCAACTACTGCATTCTTAGCGGGTGGAATAATTGGTGGATGAATACCCTTCTTTGGTTGTGTAATCAATAAGGAATAGGATATGGACTTACAGCATCTACTAGCTTATGCTTTGATGGGCGTAGGCGGTCTTGGTTTGCTAAGCCACTACGGCGGCTCTTTAGCGGGTTGGGTCAAAAGCAAGGTTAGTGTAGGTGGGAATAGTCCCGACGAGGATACGTTAGACTTCCAAGCCCTATCTCGTGTACATAAGCGTTTTGAGCGGATTGGGTGTAAGGAAGGTCTAGCCGCTTCTACTCTGTGTCTTCAGCACTTTTGGCACACGGAAGGGGATGAGAAGTGAAACGATCATTTCCCTTCTTTTGGTTACTACTAGTAGGCGGCGGTCTGTTCCTACTAGTCGGTAAAGGTCCAATTCCCTTTCCGATTACGGCCCCTTTCAAAACGGATAAGCTGAGTGTAGCTATCTTTGAAGACGTATTGCGTAGGGAACAGCTAACTAAGGAACAGTTGACTATTCTTGATGCTTCTGCTCCGGGGTCTGTACGTGATTGGGTAAAATCCCAAAGCGGGGAAATGAGAGTCCTTGATAATAGCGAGAAGCCTACCCGCGATTTACAATGGGTACAGGATGCTTGGCAAGTAGCTAAGGATAAGAATGTCCAACCGCCTATCTTGGCAGCGGCTAATCCTACCAGGGGCGTAGTTCAACCCCTTCCAAAAGACACTGTCGAAACTCTAAAAGTTCTTAAGCCCCTAGGAAAGTGATATGCCAAGTCAACTCTACCGAGGCGAAGTGGTTTGGGATGACTCAAACTACAAGAGTCTGATCGGTGACGGTAATCAAGTAATAGCCGGTGGTGAGGGTAGATTGCTCTCGGCTATTCCGAGACCTATTGATGCCGTAACTACGGGCTATGCTATTTCATTTGCCCAGTCGGGAATTAAAAAGATACCCCGACATGAATGGTCCGCACGTATTAAAGAGCTAGAGGAGAAGAAAGCCCGCTGCTCTGATTACTGCGATTTCAAAGCGTATGACCAGAATGGATTACCTTACTGTTGGTGCTTTGGGCCTACCCAAGCGGCGGCTAACTTCCGACGTAAGCAAGGGCATCCGTTCAAGCAACTATCCGCAGCCAGTGTAGGTTGTATTGCTTCTGGATTTAGGTCTAGAGGCGGTTGGGAAGGAGAAGCCTTAGAAGTCTTGCGGTCTCGCGGGGCTACGACAGTTGATAAGTGGCCAGAGAATTCCCTCAATCGTCAGTATGACAATGACGCTAACCGACAGGATGCCGAGAATTATAAGTGTACGAAGTGGGTTGACTTAGGAGACTTCGATGAATTCTTCACTATGTTGCTACTAGGCTTTCCGTGTCCGGTAGCCTACAACTGGTGGCGTCACGTAGTTTATCTTGCTGATCCGGTAGAGATTGAAGCAAACTCATTCGGACCTAGACTTCGTAATTCTTGGTCAGATGGTTGGGGGGCTAAAAACGAACTAGGATTTGGAGGGTTCGCCGTAGGTAGGGAAGGCCGCTACACGCCGTCTAGTGGCTTTGCTCTAATGCAAATGACGGCATACTCAGTGTCTATCTAGGAGTGGGTCATGATAAAAGACATGCTGTATTGTATTCCGATTGCTTTGGGCTTGCTTGTACTAAGCGATACTACGCTGGAACCGAAGGCGGTAGCCTCTCCTTCAACTCCGATACTTACGCCAGTACCGGAGATAGAACAGACATTGCCTATAGCGAAGCCCGAACCAGTTAAGGAGGAACCGGTTAAGACTGCTGAGGAATCCCCGCAGTTCGTTTCTACAACCTTTCAAGGAGGATGTTCGAGTGGTAGTTGTGCAATGCCGGCTCAAGCTCCTCAGCAGTATCGTAGCGGGGTGTTTCGTGGAGGACGCCGGTTTGCGATCCTTCCCAGAAATAGGAGACGCTAAGATGAACTTTGGTCAAGCCCTAGAGCATTTGAAGAGAGGGGGTAGGGTCTGGCGTACCGGATGGAATGGAAAGGGTATGTACTTGGAGCTACAAATACCGGACTCCCATTCCAAGATGACGCTACCGTATATCTACATGAAAACCGCTCAGGGCGATCTAGTCCCGTGGTTAGCAAGCCAGACAGATATGCTGGCTACCGATTGGTGTCATTGCGATGAACTTACTTAGGTTATTTACTTGGTTTGTCTATCCCAATCTGGAAGGTCGTTCCCCCGATTGGGAGGAAGCTAGAAACCGATACCTTGTTCTTCACCCGGCTTGCGAGGCTTGCGGCGAAACGGATAAGAGGTACGTAAGGGTTCATCACAAAAAGCCGTTTCACCTATTTCCCGAATTGGAACTAGATGAAACCAACTTCCAAACACTATGCGAGTATCCTAGTCGCAACTGTCATCTAAACATAGGACATAGCGGAGACTTCAAAGCCTATAATCCTAATTCGGTTGAGGATGCTGCTTTGATGTTTGTCCGTAGGAAACAAAGGAAATACCGAAAGGATGATTAAATCGTTTTGAATGCCCTCCTAGACTACGTTTAACGGATTCTTCGCTCTGTGGCGTAGTCTAGGAGTTCTTTACACAAGGGTCCTTTTTATGTTTAGTGCAGAGAATTGGAAATGGGTTGCTGAGAAGCTAGGCATTCCTACGATGTTTGTTTTGATTTTGTGTCTGGCTATTTACAAGACTGGAAGCTGGACAGCCGATCATATCTTCTCACCTTTGGTGACTCAGCACATTAAATTCCTAGAGGCAGAGCAAGAGGTAATGAAATCCATTGCCTTTGATGTAACCAAACAAACACAAGAGCAGTCAAAGCAGACTGATTTGCTGAAAGCTATTAGAGATGACCAGCGTAAGTTTCCTGCGGTTGCTGATAGGTCCCCTTAGATAGGATAAAATCGTGCAAGACGTGCCTATAGATTCGTTAGACAGGATTCTTCAATTCACAGCGAGCTATGGAATAGCCGTTGTATTTCTTACCTCTTTTTTACTGTTGTGGATTTGGGTCGCTTTTGTTTTGGTGAGTTTGTTTAAGAAGTGGATACCTGTTTGGTTTCAAAAAAGTATAGATAGCCATGACAAGGTATGTAAATACCTTGAGAATGAAGGAAAGCTACTGGACACACTTAATGAGTCTTTGCAGAGACTGCATTCTGATACAAGGAGAGCTAGGACTGGAACAGCGTATGCCTTAAGGGCTGTTGAGCTGCATCTTACTGATATAGAGACACGAAAAAGACTCGGAGTAAAAGAGGAGGTATTGTTGAATATCAAAGCAGCTACAACAATCTTTGGTGGTCAAAATGAAAGACGAACCGATAGTGATGACGGAAGCGATTCTTGAAGAAGACAAGTTTCTCAATTATTTCAGGCAGTACAAAGTGTCTGATTGGCTTGCTTACTTTGTGCATCTAATCATAGTGATGTTGGGTATATTCCTCATCATTATTATTCTCCTAGTTTGTATTGGGATGTGGCTTGTGATTGATAGACAATCAAAGATATTGGAGAATCAGAATCATATAATCCAATACAATTTTAGGATTACGGATCAAGTAGATGAGATTCGTAAAGGGATTAGGAAGCCGCAAGGAGAAGAAGATGCTGCGAGTAAAGTACCATGAGAAAGTTGATAAAAAACACGGCATCAAAATTGTGAAATCTAATGGTCCTGGTTATTACATAGAAGCCCATTTCAAACGAAACACCAGAACAAGTCATCAATGGCATTCGATTATTGATTTGAGATTTGCTCGATTTAAGGATGCAGAGATTGCAATGGAATGTTTGAAACGCTCTGGGTTGGATTCATTTACAAAGCTATCAAAAGCAAGTCTTGATGATGTTTTGCGAATAGCAACCCAAGATTTGCAATGGTGAACTTTAACGTCTTTTGTTAAACCATTGGACATATAATAATCACATGGCAATCCTTAAACAAAAATCAGCTTTTGGCCCTGGTGTCTATCGTGGGCATCGACTCTCCTTGGAAAAATTGCGTTCCTTTGTTGAAGGAACGAACAAAGCAATCAAGGCCGGTGTCCCTATTCCATTGCTTTTGAAGCACGCTCCTATCAATGCAAGTGATGATGAAACTGAGCAGTTTGCTTCTGCTGATGGAAAGGGAGCCGGCTGGATTACTAGTGTAGCAATTGAGGATGGAGCTATCGCTTGGGAAGCAAAAGATGTTCCAGAAGCGGTATTGAAAGCTAAGGAAGCTGGTACTCTAAGATTTACCAGTCCTGAGTTCCGTCCACACTATGTCTGTGAGAAGGCTGGTGTGTATGAAGGACCAGTCATCCGTCATTTCGCGTTTACTCCGTTGCCGGGTAATCCTCACCAGGGCGAGATTGAAACCCTTGCCCTGAGCGAGGATTGCTGGCAGTTCACTGAGGGTGAATGTGAACCATTGGATGCTGAGCAATTCAATGAGGTTGGTAAACCAGTTGCTAACAAAGATCACTATGGAACATTCCATGTGAAGTTCCATAGTGGGGAACACGCTGGCAAATCAGCAACATTTTCCAGCATTATTCCAAAACGATATTCTAAAGAACAGACAACTTACCGTGGGAAATTGCATGGTAAGTTCAATAGTGAGAGTGCCAGAAACATTACTTGTACTGGCGATCATCTTTGCAAAAATGCTCATTACCATACAGCGGAAGATTCCCAACACGGTGAGGATATGGATGATTCTGAGCAGTTCTATGAAGAAGGTAACACTGGACATAAGCTGCTTCAGAAGCACGGATTTAAGATGTCCTCTAAGCAATTGGGGACGGGCAAAGCCGATACCATGAGGAGTTTTTCTCATGGTAAGCATGGCTTGATAGAGCATTATTCCAACGGCTCTTGGAATCACTACAATGGAGGCAAGCTGGTTAAAGAAGGTCAAGGACATACCGATCTTCACAACCACTTGAGGTCCTTAGCGTCCCAACACGGTGAGGATATGGATAACGTAACACCGCCTTCTACCATGCCTCCTGATGAGCACTATAAGAATTCCCTCAGTGTAGATGCTCACAAGCCAGGTGTTACCAATCCCAGTGGGGAAGATGAAAGTATTGATTGGGACAACCTCACAGTCCAAGAACACAATAAAGTCCTAGCTAAGATTGAAGCTGGACTGACAGATGAAGATAATGAACTAGGTGAAGAAGCCATGTTCCATAAACAACATGGTGGCCAGCACATGATGAAGGAACCATTTGGTTCCACTGGTAATCCTGCCCCTTGGGTAGAGGACGAAGGAATCTGGTCCAAAGCCAAGAAGGTGATCGGCAACAGATACGGCGGCGAGGGTAACAGGAAGTATTGGGCTGTCGTAACATCCGTTTACAAGAAAATGGGAGGCAAAGTGAACAAGCAATCTCAGCACGCGGAAGATCCAAAGGACAACAATCCAATGGATGAACAGACCAAGAAGAAGAAGGCTGAGGATTTGGATACTGAGGAATCAGCCGAATCAGAATCCTCAACACCTCCTGAGACAATGCAGCCGGATGTGAACACCAATCCGGACATGCCTCCTAAGGCAACAGACAAGAGCAAGTTGTCTGCTGTGCTTGCTGGTCTTAACCAGAAAGGTATTGTTCTTCCTAGTGATTTCTGTTTTGATGATGAACACAGTATTGATGTTCTGCTTGCTGCTATTAACTCTAGCATTAAGGCTGAAATGGAAGCTGAAGCAGAGGCGGAGCCTGACGATGAAGACAACAAAGCAAATGTCACTGATGCTCCCATGCCATTCTCTGAAGAGGACCTGGCCGCGTTGCCGGTTAGAGTTAGACAAGCAATCTTGCGTGAGCAAGAACAATTGCAGCAGGAGAGGGAAAAACGTAAGCAAGCTGAACTAAAGGCTCAGCAATATGAGGAGGAGAAAGAAAACCTCCGTAATGAGACGGCAAGAAATGAGGCTGTTTCAAAAATCAATGCAGCCAAAATTCCACCCACACTAAAGAATAGGTTGCTTGCTTCCTATCAATCAAGTGATAACTGTGTCCAGTTTTCTGAAGGTAAGGAAAAACCATCCTTCTCAGGTGTTGAGGTTGCAGAGATGTTGGCATCTAGTTTGCCTCCTTCACTCCAGTTTGAGGTAGAGGATGTAAAAGAAGCAGAATCACCAAAGGGTCAGATTAAAGTAGGCACTGATGCTTATGGGAATGCTGTATATCGTGAGGAAGCAAATTCAACACAATTCTTTGAAACAACACCCGATGGACAATTGCTAGGAGCAATGCACGTTGATCCTGCTAGGGCAGAAGAACTTGTGAAACATAGTCCAATTGGACTTGTGAATCCTAGGGGCAGTATGCAACTGCCTCCGCCGACTACCATGCGTCGTTAGTTTCGTTTTAATCGCTGGCAAGCGTACTCACAATAGAAAGGGAGCCGAACCATGCCAGACCAGACTCCGGGATTTGATACTATCAAAGAGACTGAGGAATACCAACTTTGGGGTTCCGGTCCTGACAATCAACATCAGCGGTTTACTCAGAAAATTCATATCAAGTCAACTACGGTTGATTCTGGTAATACTCCTACCACTACCTTGCGTGGTGGTTTCTTGCTTGGACGCAAGGCTTCTGATGGATTGGATTATGCATATGATCCTGATGCTGACGATGGAACTCAGGTCCCTGTTGGTTTTCTGGAACAAGGCACTACCATGCTTGATCGGTATGGTGTTGCTGCTGATAAGGTTAAGAGTATCTTGAAGGGGGGTTTGATTCAGAACACCGCTGATCTTGTTGGTTCTGATAACCAAGCCCTTGCAGTTCTGCTCAGGACGGGTTTTCACTTGATGCAGGCCGAGCCACACGGCAGTTTGTTTTTGGTCAGGCATCGTAAGCGTCAGATCAAATCAACTAACTACACAGTGGTTGCTGCTGACGATGGAGACTTGTTCATTGCTACTGGTGCGGCAACATTTACATTGCCCACTAAGGCAAATGGATTGTCGTTTGAGTTTCTACAAACGACGGATAATAACATGGTAATTTCGTCTGCTGGTTCGGCTGACGATATTATTGCTTTTGGTGATGCTGGTGCTGACACTGTAACTTATAGCACTGCATCTCAGAAGATTGGGAGTAGGTGTCGTGTTACGTGTGTTTACATTGATACTGCCGGGACCTTGCGATGGATCGTTGAGAACCTTGGTGGTACTACAATGACCGTTGCTTAGTCTTTGAATATCAATTTGAATAGGAGAGCTTGATTATGGCCGGTCGTAGTGTGCAGGAGATTCTCGCTCCTGAAGTAATCCTTCGAGAAGTAACCCGCATTCAACTTCCGGGCACGGTTCTAGCTGACCTGTTCGGTTGGGGAATGACTGCTCGCGATCCTGCAAATCAATCGGGTAATATGATTGATTACCCGTTGCGTGAAGGGTCTTATGATGTTTTTAACCGGACGCAGGATTTGGCATCCGGTCGTATGCCAGGAGCGGCAAACATGAACACCAAACCTCAAAAGGTTGGACGTGTTCGGTTTACTATTCCTCGCAGTGCAGAACGAATCCCTCTTACGGATGAGGATTTGGTGAACCGTCGCCAGATCGGGCAGGCTGTAACCGTTGTTGATAGCATGGGTGAAAACTACATCATGCGTCAGAAACGGTTTCTGGCTGAGAAGGTTGCCAATATGATCGAATTCCAAACTGCCGCTCTTTTGCGTGGCAGTTATACATTCGATCAGAATGGTGATGAACTTCGCCAAGGATTCACAGGTGGTGATGAGACCATTGACTTCCAAGTTCCTACTGGAAACAAGAACCAGTTGAATATGTTGGGAGCGGGTAACATCATTGGTGCTTCATGGGCAACAACCACTACTAACATTCCTGCACATTGTTATTCAGTCAATGATGCAATGAATGCTCTTACTGGTATGGGCATTGAACATGCCATTTGCAACAGTGTTGGTATCCAATATGTTCTCAACAATGACTATGTGAAAGCACAGGCTGGGACCTCTCAGTCGCCGTTTGAGACGATTACACGGGATGGGCCTGGTCGGTTTGAATTCAAACTGCGGGCCATTCCGTGGTTGATGTGGCATGTTGTTGATTACCAACTCAACATTTGGAATGGTAGTGCTTATGCACTGGATCACTTGATTGGGAATGATCAAGTGTCTTTCATCCCTTCACCAAATCAAATGTGGGTTCAGTATCTCAATGGTGGTGAAGTGGTGACGGAAGGACCGATGGGGGTTCGTGCTTTCCGTAGCGGTTTCTATCCTTATGGTTATCCTACTTGGGATCCTTCTGGATGGAATCTTTGTACGGTCCACAATGGATTCCCTGCATTGTACGTTCCGGCTGCAATTGCTACTGCTGATGTTGTGCCGTAATGAGGTGTAGCGGTGGAGAGGGCAGGGTCGATAAACGGCTATCTAGGGTAGCAAAGCTATCGGCCCTGCTTTTTATTTTCTTAAGAGGAGTTCTTTGTATGGCTGTGGAGAAGAAGAAGGAATATGATCTGTCTAAGACAATGCCTGAGGTTTCTGATTTGGTGAGTCATTTGAGCAAGACCGGAACAGGAAAAAGTAAACTCACAAGACTTTTAGAACTTGGCAGTGAGACAGATAGTTTGGATGTGTTTCTTAGTAATGCTAGGAAAGAGATGCCTAGTGGTACTATGGAGAAGATTGATGGGTATTGGGGAACAAAGGATGAGAAGCCAACTCCTCAGCCTGCTCCCCAGCCCGAAGTGGAAAAGAAAGTAATGCACCCTATGCCTTCTAATGCTCCAAAAAAGAAATAAGAAGGATGTTCGCCTGGTGCGAGGGGGAAGGCTTGTATTTGCAACTCCTCGCCTCCCCCTCGCACATTTTTGAATAAAGAGTAAATCAATGGCTGTGGTTACTTTAGTTCCTGTTAATTCTCCTGGTGCAGAGACAATTAAGCGTCGATACGGTACAGTTCTTGGTGCCGTAGTTAATACAACCCTTGGCAGTTGTGATGAGATTGACATTCGAGACTATCAGGCTATTGCAGCCAAGCCTTCAGCCGGCATTACTAGTCTTTCTGTGTATGCTTCTGATGCTGCTGCTGGAACCTATGTACTGGTTGATAGCATTGGAACTAATGGTGTGGTTACAGTAGTTGCATCTAAATGGAATGTGTTTGATATTACTAAAATCCATCCGTTTGGTTTTATCAAACTTGTTCCAAATACTAATGGTACAGTTGATGTAGTAGGAAAGACCTAATGACCACAACCTACTGCAATCGAAATGATATTGCTAGTATCATTGGTGAACCTTTTATTCTAGCTTGTATTGATGATGACAGAACAGGAGTAGAATCTCCAGCACAGACGGCATACATTACAGGGGCTATAGAACGTGCTGCGGTTGAGATGAATCAAAGTCTTTGCAAGCAGTACATTCTGAGTCAATTGTCAGGGAATGCATGGTGTAAATGGTGTAATGCTTATTTGGCTTGTTGGTATCTAATCGCCAGGCGGGGCAATCCACCACCTCCGGCAATCATTGATGAGGTTCAAACTTATCGGCAACAATTAGCTGAGATAAAGTTTGGTAGGTTTGAAGTACCAGAGCAGAATCCTAGTTTCGATCATTTACCATCCGTGACCAACTTCAAACCAGAAGTATCGAAAGTGGATGCACCGATTAGAGTTGATCTTGAGGAAAGCACAAGAGCTTACCCTGTCGATGGAGTGAAACGTAATCCAGCAGGTATGCCGGGACTGTGGTAATGTCATGCCAGAAGCTGTTATTACTTCAGATAACAAACCAGCTTTGCGTGCTCTAATCCGCAACTTGCCTGGGATTCTTTCTGGCCGCATTAGTGATGAAAACCAAATAGCTGAAGGCTTTAAGCTACGGATTGGTTTTAAGGTTTTGGAACTAGTAAAGTTCAACTTTGAAGAACTGTCTCGTGGTTTTGAAGGTGCAGATGGAACTGTTTGGCCTCCTCTCTCTAAAGAATATCTTGCTTACGGACGTAGATTTGGTCAAGGCGAAATGGCTTCTTTGAAGAAAGAAGCAGGGCTAGGGCGTGCTCATCATTATGGCCCTGGTAATAAGAAAGGATTACTAACATCTCAGCAGTATAAAGAATGGAGACAAATCTACTCACGTTATCTTGCTAGATATATGTTGAGGGGACATACAGAACAAGAAGCCAAGTCCCATGCCGCTGCTGTTGCATGGATTATTATGAAGGAGCGTGGGGCTAAAACTAAGTTGGAAGTGTATGGTAATCGCAAAGTACAGATTCTAGTGGACACAGGACGCGGGCGGGGTAGTTTAACTCCAGGCATCTTATATGAAAATGGTCCTAAAGCTAAGTATGAGAAACCCGGAGGTAAGGGTGGCAGTGAACAAAGATTTGATGTTGAGCCAGATTGTATTGTGGTTGGTACAAATGTGAAGTACATGAGTTACCATCATAATGCTAAGAACAAAAACAAACGACGTAGATTGTGGCCTGAGAAGTTTCCTAATGATTGGTGGAGACAAATTCTTGGCATGGCTATTTCTGGACTGGCTCGTATAGGTGAAATTTATCAAGGAGGAACGCCATGAGTATGGGAATGTCTATGGCGTTGGAATACTGCCAGGATTGGTTTAGGAAGAAGAATGGTTGGAAGGCAAATGAATGTGGTGTCCAGTATGAATACAAACCGGCATTAGATGCTGGTAATTTTTACATTGCAATTGATGATGCTGGTATAGAAGTTGGAAACGAACTTACCGATAGCATCAAAGAAATACTGAGGATCAATGTTGCTATTTGGATGAGACCGGAACATCTAGCAATCAAAGACCTTCGAGGAACACTGAAAATAACCAATGATCCTTATTTGATACGATCCTTCATGCTGACGGATTATTATCAAAGGGTGATGTTACCAAGTTGGAATGGATTACACGCCAACTACCTGTTTATGCAAGCATTGAATGCCTACTTCAGTCTTGCAAATTCAGAAATGGGAGTACAGTTCAATCGTCCGTTGTTTTACAAAGGACGCGGCAGAATTGAAACATTAGGCATCGCCGATGATAATTCAACATCGGCATGGTTTGGATATGTATTAACTTTCCGTGGTTTAGACAGAGAACAGAACTTACGTTCTGGAGCACAAGGGTAACAACATGCCACACTGGCTAGATGCACATAAAAACCATCTTGAGAAGGCTGGTTTTGAATTAGATCACGACGGAGAACACACAACACATATCAAGGAAAAGAACAAGCGTGTAGGAACAATACAAAACACGTTGTCTCACATTAACCACTTTGATGTTGAAGGTGTTAGTTCTAAGTCATTGGCTAATCATATTCAAAAGCAAGGTGGAAAATGCATGTTTTCTTCACAAGGTTGTTATAGACTTCCTAAAACAACCGCACACTCTGAACAGGAGCAAACAATGCTCAAGCTATTTGAACCTCAAACCCAACGTCAGCATGATCTGGTGAGTAATATCAAGCAGTATCATGCCAAACACAGTCAGATCAAACATGCGATCCAATTTTCGGAACGCAATACCGAATACTTCACAGACAACATCAAAGTGTCCATGAAGATGCTTCAAGAGACTGTGCCGGATCAGCCTCTTGAATTCAATCCTGAGACTGGTGATGTATTGTGTAAATGATTGACAAAAAGAGGAGTTGTGTATGAAGATTCTTTTAGTTCGTAAGGCGAATACCAATGCTGATCTTTTGGATCAGGGTGGTTTGACTGGGTTTTTGAAAGGGCAGCCTTTGAAGGTTAGTCCTGTTGCTTGGAATCCTGAATTTGGTTTGTCTCATTATGGTTATGTTCTTGATGGTATGAAATTGGATGATCTTCACAAACTGGCAGTTTTTGTTGATGGTTGTGAAGGAGCATCAATTGTAAATGTAACCAATGAGGACATTGCTGGGGCTTTGGAATCTCGTGGTCTTCATGTGAATCCTCTTGCATAGGAGTTAGTTTGTGACACAGAGTATTATTTATTCCGGTGCTGGGGTTACTAATGACGGACCTCTGATTCCTTCTGGACCTTATCATGCTACTTGGGGCAGTTCCCAATTAACTGGAGGTGCTCTCAATATAGGTTTGTTGGAAGGTGTGGTTCGTCTCCAACAAAGAGTGGAAGGCATTCCTGTCAGGGCTAGTCAATGGGGACAGACTATTATTGATTGGGTGATTCAAGGAGGTGGTTGCTATGGACTGCTTACCATTAAGGAGTGGACTACTAATACAAGACGATTCTTGTGGCCATTTGGTGGTTTTAACACCACTACAGGAAAACCCTCCCTAACTGCAAATCCTGATCATGGTTTGATGCCTCGTCCTGGAACGATGCTGCATCAATTCTGTGCCCCATTGACTTTAACTGCGTTACCTGGATCACAAGCCGCAACTTATGGACCTATTACTAGGACATATCCTTTTGTATCAGTGCTTCCTACTCATAATCTAGAAATTATTATGGGGGCAATGGAACGAAATGTGGTTGTAGCTGTGGCTTGTCTTCCTGTGATAGATGAAGCAGATTCTGCCATTGTCAATGCCAGTGGTCTAGCAACTAGTCAAGCACGATTCTTTAACGATACCTAAAATGGAAGAAGCCTCCTTAGTAATCAGATTCAAAGATGAATCTTCTGTAGGGGCTACTGGTTATAGTTCTACTGGACCCCTTCCCAATCCACCCTCTGATCTTAATTACGCTCAAGGGATCCAGGGGGTTTACACGTCTGCTGGTGGTGTTGGTGCCTTTGTTGATAAAGGGCAAATGTGGCAACAGGTTGTTGCCATTCCTCAGATACCTTCAATTGCCACTTCAGTAGAACCTTCACAGGAATCTAGTTTTCCGTATCAGTTATCTAGACCTGGAGATGATGCTTTAATTCAAAGCTATCTTCAAAAAATAGCTGAGAGAGAATCACAGGTAGATGTAAAAATACGCACTGAGGCTAGACCCTTAAATGACATCTTGGATGAGATGCGGCGTTATGAGTTCCCAAAGGCACCATATCGTGATCCATATTTACGTTCTTTAGAAACAGATTTGAATGATGAGGAACGGATACGCCAAGCATCTAAGGAATACAATGATTCCTTAGCACAACAAGCCGAACTTGATAGGCAATCGCGGATTCAGGATCATCGTGATGAAATGGCTGCTAGGATGAGGCAGCAACAGGAATTAGACGAGGTGTTGCGTGCTGCCAAGTATGACATACCAAAACCACCCCCTCTTACAAAAGAACAGATAATATCTGAATCAGAAAAAATAGCCCCTCCAGTACAAGGGGAAGGAGATAGTGAGCAGGGGAAGATTGATTCCTACGGTGTCCAGAACGCATTAAGTAGAATAAATAACATAGCAGGGAATGTATCCGGACCAGTAGGACAAGCTATAACAAGCACTATTAGTCCAGCGATACCTGCTGCTTCTACAGCTACCGCCGAAGCTGCTGCGGCATTGGGGTTATCTTCAACAGCGGTTGGTATAGGAGCTACAGTATTGGGAGGTGTAGCTGCTGTTGGTGCTATTGGGGCTGCTGGTGTTGCTGCTGGTTCTTATTTTCAGAATCAGCGTGTTCAAGATACAATGGGTTACAGTCCAGAGGTAGCAATAGCTGTAACTGAATCTCATATTGCTCGCATGATGCGGAACATACAAACCGCTCAGGAATATGGCCCTCAAATTGCTGCATCAGAATCGCAAGCTATGAGAGTTTCTGATTCATGGAGGGATTTTAATAATTGGTGGGGGCAATTCTTTGTTAATTGGAAGGATTCGTGGAACAATGTTCTTATAGCAATTAGAGAAGGTCCCGAAGCAGCTAGAGAAGAATGGGAGAAGTTAAGAAGGGCTAGGGAGGAGGTTATTGATAATCTTCGTAATGCTGGAACTGGTGTAAACATCCATGAAAAAATACAAGGCGGTTTCATGGATATTATCCCACAAGTACCAGAGGTGGATTGGAGAGAATATGAACTTCAAGACTTCCCGGACTTTATAAAACCTTGGATTACGACTGAATCTTTGGGTGATTAAAAATGGCCACCAATGTTCTCAACGCCCCTTTGTCTTTCCATACTGTTGAATACAACGGTGTCCAGTTTGGAGGAAGTGATGCGGCTTCTGTTACTGCTATCATAGGATCAGGGAATGTTGTTTTTCGGGCAACTCCTCCTATGTATGAAATGAAACAGAGATTTCGTTATGACAGAGCAAATGTAAACATCATCGGTATAGATAATGTTCTCACAGTAAGATGTTGGGTGTTTCAGGATAACCCTTCTAATCTTGGTGAGAATATGATAGCACTACGAAAACTATTAGGAACTCCAGGAAGGATTTTGAGAGTATCTAATCTTGGTTTAGGTATGGGAGCCGTTGGATATGACTCATCTAAAGCAGTTGTTGTTACTTATTCTGATTTGGATAATGGCCCTAAACCTATAGAAATTAGTCTGGTTCCTATTAGTGATATTTGCTGGGAATTGACTTGGTCTGTGCAGTTTTTTACTTCTGAATGCCATGATGTTGAAGCAGATTATGATTATCAGTATTGGATGGCATTTAATTACACAACCACTTGGTCCCATGATTTTGAAGGTATCACAACAAGAAACATAAGCGGTTCTATTAAGGTGGTTCAAAAACGAAACACCCAAAATAACAATAGAACAATTACTGCTGATCGTATGAGGGATAAGTTGACTATTACAGTCCCTCCAAATTTCAGAAGACTTAGTAATACTTGGAATGAAACTGATGATAAAAGCGAACTGATCTTTAATGTAATAGACCAATATCTTCCTGGGGATGATTTACCTACTGGAATGACTTTGGCAAAAGGTGAGTTGCAATTTAGTTCCAGTGGCGGCATTCAAAACGCAACCATGTCACAAGGATTTGTGACTATGAGTATGGTGCTCAAGACCAGTCCTTATGTGGCTCGTTCTCTAGCCGGTCAGTATTTCATAATGGCTGCGATTTGCAAACAAAGGCAGCTTACACATTATCCAGATGGAACGGTGAGAAGGTCTAGCAGCGGGCAGTCCATTGTTGTTATTCCTGTGAATTTTACAATGTCAAATCAAAAGTTTGATGATTGTAGGGTCACTTCGGCTAGTATAACTTGGATGGTACAAAACAACTTTTGGGAGAATTTGAATTCGTGTAACTTGTTTGAAGGCTTCAATACCACGTTGACAGGCCCTCCTGTTTATGATTCTTTTGGTAGTCAGGATTATAATGCTTGGGCTAATTCAATGAAGCCTTTGTGGAATAATAGAGGCGTGTCTGGAATTGGAACTGTTCTTAAAGATGTTGATTATTTGAATTATTGTTCTGGGGTACAAGAGAAAACAATAGGTGATACTAGTAGTGTTCCAAGACCTGTGTTGTCACAAGGCCTTCCTTCCATGACATGCCCCCCACTACCTACTGGTGCAGATGGGAAGGTCTTACATAGTGCTGGTTGGTTGTCTTATGGGTTAGAGATTGAAGTGAGAAGAGTTGAAGGAAACAATTATCATAAACAAGCAGTGTTTTCTGAAGTCGGATCTCCTGGTGATTTGCTTCCCGGAAATGAAACGGCCCCTCCAGTAACAGTCAGTTCTCAGGACGCACACATATCAGAAAGACAAGGGTTGCCTGTTGTTTACGTTGCTGTTAAATTTGCAGCACTGAGATATGGTGCTTACCCTGTTTTTCCATTGATTAAGAGTTATGGTGGGGTTGATATTGATTGTGAGTTAGATTGTGTTGGAAGCAAGAAAACACCACCTCAGTTGTCATTTGAGGTATTTGGGTGTAAAGTTTACAAAGTGAAAGGCTACGACATTTACAGATTGCGAGGAGTTCCTAATAAAGCCAAGACGGATGTTGGGACTGTGTTGTCGTCTTCCACTCCAATTGATCCTTCTAAACCCCTAGAGTTGTAAGAGGAATGTATGGAATTGCATCTTAGCAAACCTGAGTTTTTGACACTAACAACACCGGATGGAGAAACTTCAGTAAAGGTTGACATTTTTGAGGCTCGTAGAATGTTGGAGAAGGCTCAGCAGCAGCCTACCCAAAGTGGACGGGTCAGATTTATCATAGATTACTTAGCTGAAAAATTGTCGTTGAGTAATAGTGATCTTGCTGAAAATATGGCGTTGGAGTTTACTGAGTGTATAAATCGTTGCATTATTAAATCATTGGATGATCGCAAAAAAAAATTAGAAGCGATTGTCTCCTTGCCCGTTACTATCCAGGAATCCCCAGTGATTTCCAGCAGTGGACAATAGAGGAGAAGGAAAGTTGGATAGCTAATATCCCGTTTGTGCTTGCTTACGAACAAGAGCAATTATCACTGTTAGATAACAAAACACCTGAAGGATTATACAATCAGATTCTTGCCAGAACTGATAACATGGAATTAGCAACTCAGGTTTTGATTAGAGCCCGTGAGGCGGTCAAACTCAGAGAGCTACAAAGGGAGAAGTTGTTGTGAGCAAATCAAATGGAAAGACTGATAAATTTAAGGATAAGAGTATCCTTGTTGCTGGAGATAATACTGACGCTCAGACCACTTCAATGGAAGTGAAAACACGTCGGCGTAGTCGTTCTCAGATTAAGGAGCAGATTCTTACTACTGATCCTACTGAGAACTATAAGAGCACAAGATATACTTACTATGGTGAGTTGTTTGTCCAACGACTTCCTTTGTGGAGGTTGTGGACTGCTAGAATGATGTTGACAAGTGATCCTATTATCAATTTTAGCTTGAATGTTCGCAATGCTGCCTTGTCTGCTTTGGAGGTTACAGTAAAGGCAAAGAATGAAAGAGTAGCTACTTGGGTAAAGAAGCAATGGAACTACCTTTGGAATCAACATCGTACTAGGGTTGTTAGTGCAAAGAAATGGGGATTCGCACCTCTCCAATGTTTATTTAAGATGAATAAACATACTGGATTGATTGATGTATCTGGGCTTAAAGACTTTGCACCAGAGGATGCCCGTGCCCTTGAATATAAGAATAAACTATGTGGACAGCGTATCAAAGGAATTCCTATGTTCCATCCACAGTGTTTGTGGATGAAGTTCAATGAGGAGTTTGGCAGCCCGTATGGTCATGCTGTTACACGTCGGCAATATCCTGCTTGGTATGAGAAATGGATGGATCATGGTGCCAAACGGCTTGTTCAATTGAGGATGATTAAGGATGCTTATATTGGAGATATTTTTTGGTATCCTCCGAATGTAAATGCCCAATTGCCCAATGGACAAACTATTCCGTGGCGTGATTTGATGAGGGAAATTGGAGAGAATAGATTATCTGGGGCTGCATTGACTCTGCCATTACTATTGGATAGTAATGGTAAAGAATTGACTCGATATAATCCTCCAACTGGTGTTCCTGGTGCTAGTGATATTTTCAATTGGGTTGATTATTGTGATGATGATATTCTTAAAGGTGCGGATGTTCCAATTGAAGTAGTAAAAGCGGCAGATACAGGTAGTGGTTACTCAGGCAGGAGTATTCCTTTCCTTGTCTTGTTGAGTGTGTGTAACAATGAAGCAAGTGATATTGTTCAATGTATTCGGGATCAGGTTTTGCGTCCTTTGGCTTGGTTGAACTGGGGAGGTGATGTTGAGTTTGAAATTGATCCAGTTGATCTAGTGAAATCATTTGCTGGAAATGCTGCTGGTAGTCCGATGGGAGGTGGAGCGATAGGTGGGCAGCCTTCACAAGTACCGCAAGAAGTACCACAACAACAAGAAGCTGCTCCACAAGGTAACATTCAATTTGGTGAAGCATCCCACAAGTTTTCAAGCACCCAGTTTAATCTTGTTGGTGATCTAACCTTTAAGATTCGTCAACTTGGAGATCAGATTGATCTTGTAGATTTGCAACCAACAGATTATGGGGATGATAGTATTACAGGGCGAGTACTCAATCCTCATGTAACAGTTAAATATGGATTGCATACTGAGGATGCGGACGAAGTCCGTACTGTTGTTCAATCACAGGCTCCTGTAGCAATTCAAATTGGCAGATGTTCTTTCTTTGAAAGCAGAAACAAGGACGGTAAGCCTGATTATGATGTAGTCAAATTGGAAGTTGAATCTAGCGGCTTGCGAAAACTCAACAAGTACATTTCTGATAACCTAGAATGCACTGATACATTCCCGGACTACAAACCACATATCACTATTGCGTATGTGAAGCCTGGATTGGGTCCTTATTATTCCAACAAACTAAATAGTTTGTATGGTGAAGCCGCTGTCTTCAATCGGTTGGTATTTAGTGATAAGAATGGAACCCATACCTTTATTCCTTTAACTGGAGCAGCACAGTTTAGGGAAGATAAGATTCCTGGAGGTAAAGGGGATAAAGCCAAACCAGAAGACTTTGATCCAGAGCAAGTAGCAATGGGAATCAAAGTAGAAATGGAGCATACTAATGATCCTAAGATTGCTCTTGAAATAGCAATGGACCATTTGACTGAGGATCCACATTACTACACTAAATTGAAGAAAGTTGAGCAGCATGAGGAGAGTGTGGGATTTGGTAAGCGTGATGCTCAAGGAAAACTTCATGCTCCTCCAGGGGGTGTAACTATTCATGGAGTTAAGTATGCTCCTGGAGAATGGATACCAGAAGACGTTATTGAATCCTTGACTCCAGAGGACAAAGCAAAATTACGGGCTGGTAGTGTTGCTCGGCATATCAAAGCTAATCCCAAACTGGCTAAGAAATCAGAGAAAAACAAGACAACAGAAAAACCAAAGAAGTCTTATGATCCACCTCCGCATATTAAGGCTGGTCTAAAAGCTAATGGATTTCCTACTGATAAAAGAACCGCTCCCGGTTCTCAAATGCCTGAGAAACTAAAGAAGAAGCTTAAAGACCTTGATATGGAAGGAACATTTCCTCCAGCATATATTTCAATGAGTGATATTAAGGTGGCTGATTTGTCACAACCGCCTGAAAAACTCAAAGGGAAGTCATTGTTGTCTTGGAGACAAGAAAGTGAGAAAACACCTGGACGGTTTTCTTACCAGGCTAGATACACCAAAGAAACAAGAGAAGAAAATCAGGATGAGAAGTGGGAAAGAATTACAACTATTGAACCTCATCTATCAAAATTGCATTCCTACTTAGACAAGGCAATGAAAACGAAACAACTCTCATCTAGGGAACGGCAGGCTGCCGCTATTGCTAATTTGATTAGAGAGACTGGATTACGACCAACTGATAGTGCTGATTCTGTAAAGCATGGTCATTTTGGAATCTCGTCCCTCCAAGCCAGACATTGCACAATCAAAGGGGATGCTGTTCAATTGAGATTTGTTGGTAAGGAAGGTGTGTTGAACAAAACAACTGTGAAGGATCCTACCAATGTAGCATTCCTAAAAGAAATGCTTGCCGGTAAAATGCCTAAAGACTTTGTATTTACTGAGGCTAATAGCAGTCATGCAAATGAAGTTCTCAAAAAGATTTTCAATAAAGTAGGTGGTTCTGAAGATATATCAGTGAAGGACCTCCGAACAATCAAAGCCACTCAGATTGCCAGAAAGCTAATTGATGAGTATGAGCATCCTGAATTTACTGGTGATGAAGCAAAGGACGTAAAAATTCTTAAAAAGGCACAACTTGAATTATCTGGTATGGTATCAGATCATCTAAATAATACTCCTGGAATGGCTTTCAAGAGTTATATTCATCCAGAAGTATGGAAGCCTTGGTTAAACACATTATCTTCAACTAAGAAGGAGGATAACAATGGCGGTAAGACACGACGCAAAACTAAGTGAAGAGCAACTTTATAATCCAGACATTGATGATGAAGGTAATCTTGATATACAAGATTACCGCTGGCCAGATGGTGAGGGTGTTTCTGATCCTTACATGAAGAAAATCTGTGACCAGGTAGGAGATGAATTGAATGCTGGTGATGAGGACGAGGACGAAGAAGATGGGGATGAGGAGGATAATTCTGATATTGATGATTGGGATGATGAGGA